CATCCATCTGTTGCATCACAGCTTTGAATAAGATTACCTTGCACCCATTCTCCATTATCAAGCCTTTTGGCTTTGAATAAATATCTATCTTCCATATTCTCTCCTTTCAATATTTATTTGATTATGGACATATTTTTCTTTATTCTTTCCTTTTCACGCTTCTTTTTTGCTTCTGGGAAAATAAAATCCATAGCGTCATTCCAACCTTTTGTGTAATCGCATTCGCTGATATGATCTTCATAATTTCTCATTGTTGGTACGCTTTTGTATAATGGCTTTTCAACCATAGTCTCTCCTATTCCGCTTCTGATTGAAGCCATTCTTCCCACTCGCCGTGTTCTTCTTCGCTCGGAAATTCATGTTCCATCCACTGATAATCTGATTTTACTTTGCAAAGAAACTCCGCTAACTCTTCATCCGACATATTCCTTATCCTGTCGGCATTGGTTGTTGTGAATTTAGATGAAGTAATCTCCATTGTTACATCTGTGACAAGTCCATCTCCATAACCATTTAGCTTTACAGATTCAATACTGCCAGCAAAAATTCCATTTAAAGATAAATTCAACATTCTCGGTTTTCCTGTAGCACCATATCTATTTTCTTTTGTATCAAGAATTTTTATCAAATCACTAACTGTTACTACTTTCATTTTCTCCACCTTTCAATTCTTTCAATTTTGCTTCTGCTTCGGATTTTGTGAGGAATACTGTTTTACCAATGCCAGACAATGGAATCGCAAAATTTTTCTCACACTCTATGTAATTGCTATCCGGTCCGGTCTCATCATCAATCCATTCATGTAACCATTTTGCCTTAACCGCAATCTTCATCCAGTTTCTTTTCGCAAAACGGAATGAAACAACTCGACCTGGGAAATATGATGGAATCTTATTCTCAATGTCCTCATAACACTCCATATCCTCTATTGGAAGCATCGTGCTGTCTGCATAAACAGTATCTCCCACTTTGCAAGGCAACTTGATAAGTCTGCCTTGTTCCTCTAAGTCCTCGTATTCTCCTAGCTTGGTTAATATTTTATTGTAATTCGCTTTTGAATACTCATTATCTACAACGTCTACAGGATCGAATGTGTCATAAACTTTATCCGCCCATTTTACTGTTAATCTCTCCATGTCTATTCCTCGCTTTCTGCCAGCTTTGCCATTTTCCAATCGCTTATATCGCCACTTCCGCGCGCACTCCAAGATGTTGCTCCGTATCCCCATGCGTACACTATTCCGTTCTCGTATTTTGCAAAATGTCTTTTTCTCCACGCTTCTTCTTCGCTATCTCTTACCAAAATCGGCGTATCGACTGCAACCTTACTCCAATCAACAGGCGGCTCAACATATTCTGAATCTAACCATTCCAGCATTTTATGTTTACATGAATAATTAGAAATATAGAATCCGCACTCTGAACATCTCATCTCTGCGCATGGAACAGGCTCGCCATCTTTGAGTGCAAGTTTACTTACTGTAATATCAATGATTTTATCCGCATATTTTTCTTTATTCGTCATATTAAACCTCCAAATCACATACAAACTTAATCTCATCCGCCAAACTCTGTGCTATCATCGGCACCGTCAACTGGAACTGCTTGTAATTAGCCAGTGTATCAATGTAGTCGATGAATTTGTCCGTGAAATACTGCAACTGTTTCGCTGTTATCTTAAACTCCTTTTTCAGAATCGTAAGTGTCAGTGCAAAATAGTTAAACAAAGATGCACTGGAAAGTCTGTAGGCTTCACGCTCGATACAGAAACCTTTCTTTGCATACATGTTCATTAACTGTCTCTGCGGAATTTTTCCGACTTCCTCTTTGATGTCGATTCCGTATTTACTTTTCAGATAAACAGCCAAGTCCTTTCCAGTATTTCCGCCGCATGATGCTTCATCCAAGTAAGATTTCAAAAAATCCTGTAACCGGATGATTCTTGCCTGTCCGAACCCAAATTTATCATGCAAAATGATGTAACCGATCACGACAAAATCTTTGTATGATTTTGATATAACCTTATCAGCATTTCTCTTTTCAAAATCATTTCGCCCGATAATCCGCATTTCCTGTTTTATGTAAAATGCCGGCTTTTTATTCCGTCTCAACGCATTGCTCATTTCTTTGATTTCTCCTTTCTGTATGTGATTTCCAACCATGCAAAATGACTCAATACAAGCTGTCTTGCGCGCTCTTCAATCTCCATGCCTTTGTATTTGTTTATCAATGATTCTCCGGCTTTTACAACTTCATCCCACCAAGAATCAGCATTGTCCGGGGAATAGTATTTCTGAATAAATTGCCAGTAATCCATAAATACTTGCCATTCTTCCGAACCATTTTCGATCTTTGCACTTGCCATATCCACTACCTCTAAAATGGACAATTACCATTGTATGGCTTGAATCCGTCCCCACGTTCTTTCTTTTTTATTTCCGCAACAACATCATCAAGCGGTTTTTCGATTTCAACAAACTTCATGTGATCTCCATCAAACTCCATTGCTTCGCGCATTGTCATTCCCTGTCTGTTCTTTTCGATTTTTACACCCTTGGCTCCCTTGTCATTGTCTGACAGATTCCACAGCATAATTATGTTTGACGCATCCTGTTCGATTGCTCCGGATTCCCTCAATTCTGCCATGGTAGGTTCTTTTGTGTCTCTGCTTTCGGAAGCCCTTGTTATCTGCGAAAGTGCTATTACATGCGTATTTAAGTCTCTTGCAACCGATTTTAAACCTCTTGAAATTGATGCTACTTCTTCATTTCTTCCGGAATATCTGTTATCCGGCATAAGCAATTGCAGATAGTCAACAACGATAACGTCAAAGTTTTGGTGTCTGCATTCTGACTTTATTTCCCTCGGAGATACAGTCCCGGACGCAACCCATAATTGATAATCACTCATTTCTTCATTTGCTTGGTTGAATTTTTCCTGTTCATCACCGAGAAATGCTTTTGCCCTTCTGATTCTCGTTAAGCCGATTTCCGCAAGCCTTGAAATGAATCGCTCATACACCTGCTTATCGCTCATTTCCAAGTTGAAATATGCAACTTTAAGTCCCCTCTTTGCCATATTGCCAATAATCTGCGTTGTAAGTGCGGATTTTCCGACTGCCGGTCTTGCAGCAATTACTGTTACATCACCTCGTTCAAGATCACCAAGCGCATCATCAAGTTGCGATAAGCCGATTTTTATACCGCCCTCTCCAACACTTTCGTTGAAATACTTGTCCTTATTCTCACCAACAATCTCCTTAATTGGCTTTAGCTTTACTTCTTTTCCCTCTTGCAAATGTTCAAGTTTTGTAAGAAGATCGCTGATTGTATCATCAATGTCACATGGCTTTAAGCTGGATTTCTGATACATGTCACGAACCGTTCTTACTTTGTATTCTTTCGCAACCGCATCGGCATAACTTTTGACCATAGTTGAAGTGATTGTTTCTGTAATACAGGATTTCATCAATTCACTAATCTGTTCCTGCGTGTATTTGTGGTTCTCAAGTGCCATTGATAAAGACATGGGATCAATGCTTTCATTCCGGTCATACATTGCAAGCATTTCCTTGTATGTGTCCTGCGCGAAATCCGAACTAAACATTTCCGGTTTCAGCGTCCGCCAGATGCTATTTAATACATCATTGTCAATCAATACGCACCCGATCACTCCGAACTCTGCTTCTGTCAACTGCAATCACCTCGTTTCTCCGCAATCTGCAACCAATAGTCGCAATCATTTTTCAGCCAATCAACATATTTTGGAATGTACCGAAAATCCGTATCGTCTGGATTCTTTTCTTGATAGTCACTCAAATATGCTTCTGTGGCTTTGTATAACAGCCGTGCAATGTCCGGTTGGTTCTCTTCGATAACTTCTAGCACTTTATCCATCCAAGCTGTTTTAGAGGCACTGTACGCTGTTTTCTTGGGGTATATGTTAAAAGTCTTTTTCCATGCATCATCAAAATCAAACAAATCTCCAGAATCGGTCGACAGCGAATTTTCTTTTATATTTTCTTTCTCTTTATCTTCTTCTTTTTCTTCTTCTTTATCTGAAACAGCTACGTCAGACGATTTATCGGGCGATTTTTGCTCAATTAGGTTCTTCTGCTTCTTTCTCCGGTTCTGCTGATATAGCCTGTCACGTTCCTTTTTCTTCTCATAAGCGTCAAGCGTTTGGTGCTTATTCCAATTCGGAATCGTTATCACATTGTCAACGACTTCAATCATTCCAAACTCTTCAAAGGTCTTAAGCGCAAGCCTTACCGTGTTCAAATCTCTGCGGAAAATGGTGGCAAGCATTTCATCCGTGAACGGCAACTTATTGCTCATCATAAACACTCCGTTGTTATTCTGTTTCCCGGCAAGAATAAGAAGTTTGAACCAAATCGTAATGATGCTATCCGCACTCGGCATACTCTCAATCAGCAGAATCTTTTCATCATCAAAAACATCTGTTGTGATCTTAATCCACTTGACTTCTGCCATTTAATCACTCTCCTTTTGCCAAATATTTATCTTCTGTAATTAAGCGATCGATTTCATTCTCTAATTGCGCATACGAAATACTCATTTTCCAATTTACACCATTGCCACCGTTATACTCGATTTCATGTGACTTGGCATCGTGCCTAGCATCGCGGACAACATACGGTTCGTTTGTCATAAACCCAAAACCACCAATCCCATACTCTTCTTTCAAGAATGCGATCCTGTCTTTCTTGTTCTTGTTTGCCAAGAAGTATTCAAAGATACGTTGCTTTCCGCCTTGAGATAAAGAACCTTTCATTGCGTATGCAGAAATGGGATTAAAATTCTCGCTCTGTTCTGTTGGAAATAAGTCAAACAGGCTCATTTGACCTATGCAGGCTTGATTTCCTACGTTCATTCTGTGCCCCCTTTTTGCGTGAATCAGTGTCATAAACTTCTTATATTGTTTTTAGAGAATTATCGTTCCTGTTTCTCCTGTTTCCACTTATTTGCGAACTCATGCATTTCCACACGTTCATCATCTGCAAAGCGATGATATTTTTCGTCTATGTAATTGCAAAAATCATCAACAAAGCTATCTACTATCTGATTTCGTAATGCTGTAGCTTTTGCAAGTTTGCTTTTCTTTTGCCTTTCTCTCTCATGTTTTCTCCTGCAAATTGGACAATAAGGATTAGTTCGACTATTATAGCGACCGCTCATATAATGCGCTCCGCATTCAATACACTCTAATTCGTACTCGTCAAAATACCATGCAACATCATTTTCATATTTTCGAACCAGTTTTGCTCTAATCTCGCCCATTTGTCTCTCCTGCCTTTAATAAATTTATGAATTTTTCATACTGTTTCTCGGAAACCTTATTGCCCTGTTTCTCCGGCTTCAAACGGATTTCAAGGTGCTTTTCAGCGATATGCGATAATTCCTTGGCAAGACTCTTTTTGCCTTGTTTAATGCCGTCATAATAGCCTTTTGCCGGACGGTAATCATCAATCTTTGCTTTGCCCTCTCCTTGTGACCCACTCGTCTTATTTCGAAGCTGATAACCTTTGTCTGCGCAATACTTAATATAATACTGCTCAAGTTCATCAAGTTCTCCTATCGGACAGTGTACTGATGTTACATTCCATCCATGCGGATTATCCTCTGAATACATCCCATGAGACTTTAAGCTAAGGTCTATGTGCTGATACCCAGAAAGGTGTTGCGACAATCTGGTTAAGATTCTCTTTGCCTGTCCCACATAGGCATATCTAAATCCGTTTTCGTCCTGCCTTGTCAAAATATAAATTCCGCTTGATTCATCAAGCATTGAATTCAATGCAAGCCATTTTTGCTTATTCTTTTCCTCGATGGCTTTTGCCTGTCTAAATTTCTTATAATCCATCCAATCACTCATCCAATCACTTCCTCTCCAATGGCTTCATATTCTGCATAGCCACATATTTTCCATAGCTCATGCCAGATTCACGCGCCAATTTGCTAATTAAGTCGATTTTCTTATTATTGCTAAAGAGTTTCTTCTCCTTGCGCTTTACTGCATCGCAGTCTGGGCATAACTTCCTTTTGCTCCCAACTGTCATAAATGTTTTTCCGCACTTAGGGCACTGTTTTTTAACCACTTCCTTGCCCAATGAATCTTGATGCCTTGCGAGATTCAGCCTGCTTGTGCATCTTCGGCAACAACAAACTTGCGTACTCCTTTTTGGAGTAAACTCTGTTGAACAATATTTACAAATCCTAATTTCACTCATAATTTTTTCTTCCGTAGGCGGCATATAGGGGGATATGCCGCCAAGTAATCAATGGCTTACAATAAGCTTGTGATAACTATTATTCGCCATGCGTTAGAATGGTTTCTTTTAGGTTTTTACCAAGGTGTTGCAACCTATTTCTTTTTGGTTTCATCACGTTTTATATCAATTCTGATAACATCAACCACGCGATAAACAGAAATTTTTCCGTCTATCAGTTTAAGTTCCATCTTCGGTATTTCTGGATTATCAACAAGTGTTTTGTATGCTCTGTTAATCCATTCAAGATAATCTCTTTCCATAAAATCTCCTTTCAGAACGGACAAAGGTTCATATCAACCTCTAGCCCTTTCTCTGCAACATAAACATTTGCTCCATATTCAATTGTTTCTTTCGTTCGTTTTAGGAATAACGTGGGATCTCCGCTTGTGTCCGATAAGTGTATTAAAACGACATTTCGTAAAGCTGGGTTGTCGTTCGTCTGAATAAATTTAAGTGCCGTATCAAGGCTCATATGACCTCGTAGGCGGTGTTCGTAATTTGGCTCATTCCGGTCTACCAAATCCATGCTATAATTGGCTTCGACCATGATATGCTCAACCTTTATACCGGAAAAGTCATATCTGCAATATTCCAAGTCGGTCAAGAATAAAAGCTTACCCATTTCCTCATGCTCAATTAAATAGCCGTAGCACTCTATTTCTGTATCATGCGGTACATTAAAGGGAGTAACCGTAAAACTGCCGATTTGCCGTGTTCTGCGTGGCGGAATGGCTATTGTACGCTCTCCTGTAATGGTTTCAAGTGCGGTCTGCGTTTCAAATGCCGTGTAAACCGGAATACCGGATTTCATGAAATCTTTTATGTATCGTGCATGGTCTCCGTGTTCGTGGCTTACAATGCAACCGACCACATCAGAGATTTTCCAATCAATCATTTTCTTAAAATCAAGAAATTTGCATCCGGCTTCAATGGCAAGGATTTCGCCATTGTCGGCAATTAAGGCGTATGAGTTGCCGGAACTACTTGAACCCAAAACTCTAAGTTTCATTGCTTTCTCCGATCTTTGAAAACTCTGTGTAGACCTCATTTTCTGCATAATAGAGGTTATAATCACATTGCTCGATATACCACCACAACTTCTTATGCCCGAATCTCAATACATCCTGCCAATAATCGGTAACCTTATACCCTTTATCAACAAGCCGTCTAAAACTCAATTCGTCAATTTCTTTACTGTCAGCTACGAACATTGCGATATTCATGATCTGTTCAAGTGTGAAATCTTTTGTTACCACATAGACAACTCTCACGATCTCATTCCCGGTCCTGCGAATGTGCTTCAACTGCTTAAATGTGTTTGGATGATACACAACCCTTTTGCAATCATAGAACGGGAATGTACTTTCGTCCGTCATATAGCTTGTATGCAGTTCAACCGGAATATGGTATGTAGCACAATTGACATGGTAATTGTTAACAATCGAAAACAGCTTTCTGTACCAGTCAACATGTTTTTCATACTCATGCAATGGGTCTCCACCACCGGAAATAGAAATAATATTGCTACTTGTTTCCTTTAAAGTCTTGACCAGATTGTCGAGACCACAAAGCGTTGTTTTTGGCACTTTAATGCCGTTTTCTCTAACGATGCAATAAGGGCACTTTCCGTGACACCCAAAATTTGTGATAATACTTAAATATTTTTCCATACCCTACTCCAATTCTTCCTCTGCCGGAAACTGAAAATATTCTGATGTACTTTTCCTAAACATTTCGCTGCTTAACACTTGGCAAACTTCCGTAAAGTATTTTGAATTGGCAGTATGATGATAAAATTCATTATTTTCATACGCAATTCTAAGCATTTCCATGGCTTTCTTTGCTTTTTCTTCAGTGGAATATTCAGCAATTTGCATGTCATCAGTAATCAGCTCAACACCTATTAAGTTTTTGTTCAGGAAATAAATTCTTGACCTGAATCTCTGAATAATCACCTCTTCATATGGTACATCAATTGTTCCGTCCTGCGAAATTACTCTCATAGCAACCTCCCTAATCTTTCATAAAGTCCGGTACGTTCTCGTCATTCTCAACGACTTTCTCCGGCTCAACTGCTGCACTTTCGGTTGAACAAGGTTCCGCCGTAACAAATGGCTCACTGTTGGCGTTCTCCGTAATATCACGCTTGACCTGCTCTTGTAAATCTTCCATCGGATATTCCTTGAAATCGCCATCCTCGATTTCTTCCTTGGTATAAAGTCCCATTGTCAGCTCCGGGCAATTAAGGCTAGAGAAGAATGATGCCGCTCTGTAACGAAGCATTAACTGCGGCATTGTTTTCCACTTGCTACCGTTCTTCTTCGTCCAACCTTCATCATCTGCCATCTGCATATTAACTTCCATGCCCTCAATTCTTCGACCATTTTTCATAGTCCACGCAGTGCAAGAATAAGGTTTTCCGTTCTTGTCCTTGGTTTCGTCGTACTGCAACTCCATGTCGAATTTGTTGCTAGCATTGATAGACGCAATCAAAAACTTACTGCTCCAGCTTGGCTTGCCCTGTATCGGATAAAGGTTCTGCATAACCATAAGTGGGCTGATGTGCATTCTCTGCGCCTGCTCAATGGCGATCAAACAGTTAGATGGATTTTTCTGATACGTCTGCGGAACTATTGTTGACTCGGCTAACGCTTTTGCCATCTGCATAGCCATGATGAAATTGTCGGATGTTCCGAAAATTCCAAGGCTGTAATCGGTAACCTTGTTATTGTGTGTTGCAACCTCTGTCTTTTCTTCTGCCTTTACTAATTCTGTGTTCTCTGCCATAATTATTTTTCCTCGCTTTCTTTCCTTATTGCTTTTCTAAATGCTCCATTTTTAAGGAATTTCAAAACAAGATTGAGTTGCATATTCTTGAAAACCTCTATGTGCTTTGTACTGTGATACCACATTACCCATTCCTGTTTCAAAAGTTCCTCAATGCTTGTAATCTGCTCACCCTCTGCGAATTTTCGCTGACTCAAAAGATATTCCCTGTGTTTTTGAATGTTCTCGCATTTTGCGCACTCTTCGGAAGAATACCTTGAACAATGCTTTCCATTAAGGTTTACAGACAATGCACAATATCTACATGGATTAACTCTCATCGTCACCACCGCTTTCCGGTTCATCACACTTCTTCACAACTGCCACCTTATCAGCGCCGTAGGTATCCACCCACTTAATATCCACGGTTTCATCCGTAACAGTCAGCTTTGCACCCTTGGCATTTACAACCGTGTCCCCGGCTTTTACAGAATCCCCGGTGCGATACACGTAGCTTCTTGTACTGTTAGGAAATTTCGCTTTGATATACTGCATAATTACCTCTCCTTTTTCACATATCCATTTGACAAATTTTCAAGAATACGCAAAAGTCTTTCGTTTGTTTTTGAGGCTTTTTCAAGTTCTCCTATAAGTTTATATTCATTATGCTCAAGGTTATCTACCTTTGTTCGCAAATCTGAATTTTCGGCTTTCAATTTTTCAATATCATCCATGTACACGACCTCTCTTTCCTTTATTTCTCATATCTTTCTCGCAATACGGAAGAGAACAATGTCCGGCTCTTCCCCAGAACCCTTTACTTGCGCTCTTCCAACGCTTGCACGACATACACCGTGCATCCGGCTGTGTGACGTTGTTGCTTGTCCCTACTCTTGACATTCGACAACCTCGCTTTCTACAACGTATCCTGATGGAAAATTTCTTTATCCTTTGCGAATATAATTGGATGGCCATAATAGCCGTTATGCGCATTGTAGACTGCAAATTGTAATGTGCCTTTATCAGTTTCGAAATCAACAAACTGAATACCGCCGTTATCTTCATAATAGCCTGATTCATCTACCTTTTTCTTATTAAGAGCCTTATCTGTAAGATTTACTGCTCTTAATTCTGAACCTATAAACTCCTGTTCATCATCATTTAAGTAGAAATATCCCCAACTTTCACAACAACATTGTCCATTGTCAATCAGCAAAAGAAATTCATGCTTATCCGTTTTGACTTTGTACCCATCATAAGATGCACCGCCCATTAAACCGCTCATTATCTGCATGATGCCAAGCCTAGACCCATTGCTACCATTTAACGAACCAGTATTTTCTAAAGATACATTCGTTATTTCTTCGATGCTTAAAATTTCCCCTAACGTTTCCATCCTACACGCCCTCCACTTTCAACTGCTTGTCCTCTGAAACACTCAAAAGAATTAACTGTGCATCCATATCCGGCACATTGAACTCATTCAGCGATTCGGTGTTATCTACGAAAATCGGCACGCTTACACCGTATAACTCGCTAAGCGAACGGATAATATCAAGCCCAGCTACAATTCTGTGACCACTATTCAAAGTCGAATACGGAACGCCATTTACGGTACACTCACAGCAATCTTTAAGTCCGCCATTTAATTGCGTTTCGAAGAGTTTGAAATTAACTGTCTTAAAATGGCTATTGATAGATTCAGAAACCTTATTCAGCTTGAAACGAATGAACTCTTCCAAGAGGTAAAGCATCTGTTCCTGATCTGCAACTTTCTGCCCGATTTCTTTCTGTTCGTCTCTAAGCGTTTCGATGCGATCATCAATCATAACGTTGTTAGCCGCCTGTGCGATAATCTTATTTACTTCGTCAAGCTGGCTCTTTAATTTTGCTTTATCTGCTTTTGCGTCCTCAACAACCTTATCTGCGCCCTTGGATTCTAACTCTGCAATATCAGCAAGCAATTCATCCTGTCTATCCTTTAACTTGGCATATTCTGTGTTCTGCGTATAATCAGCGCAAGACGGAAGCTTAGAAATCTGTTCATCAAATCCTTTGATAATGTCAATTTCTTCCGCTTCACGCAGTTTCAATGTGTTGATTTTGTTCTCTAATTCCTTATTGTTCTCGGTCAGCTCCTTAATCATTTCAGCGCACGCATTTCCATAATCAACAATCATGGCAAGCGTTTTCGCGTGTTCTTCATTAAATACTTTGATTGCATCTGCTTTTCTCTGCGAAAAATCGGCTCTTAAAGACTCTATTTTATCTTCCGGCAATCTTTGTCCGCATAACGAACAAACCGTTGTAGATTCGTCAAATACCCACTTTGAATCGTCAAACTTCTTTTCCTTTTCCTCTTTATACTTTTTCGCAAGTTCAGCTTTCTTAAGAGTCTGTTCAGAAATTGTTCTTTTATTGCTATCAACAGAGTTCTGCGCATTTTCGATAGAGAATCGAATATCTTCCAACTTTTCCTCATGTTCGTATTTGTGTTTTTCAATCTCACGTTTCTTGCTTGAAAGCTCGTTATTCATGGTCTGCGCGATAGCTGACATTTCAAACTGACAATTCATTTCTTCGCTGCGCATTTCATCAATCCGCACATCAGATTTCCCCATTAAATCTTCAAGTGCTTCAATCTTTCTCTCTAAATCGGCTTTTAACAACTCCTGCTCTGCCACATCCACATCAACCTTGGATTTCTCGGCTTCATCAATACGCACCGGGATTTCAGCCTGTTTCTTCTTCCATTCGGATAACGCTTTGGAAAACTTGGCGCGAATATCGTCTGTAGATGGTGCTTTCTCCAATTCATCAATCAATGGTGCATACTTGGCATCTGTCTGTGCAAGTTCCACATCTGAAACCTCTGCAACAAGTTTCATCAGAATGTCTCTCTGGTCTTTCCATTTCAAAGAAGAAAAATACTGCGGATTGGTCAGCATCTTAAACATTTCCTCACTCTGTGCCAAGCCGGAAACATAAGCCTTAAATTCAGCTTCACTTTTCGGATAACCGTCAATCTCATAAGAATTTGGGTTTCCCTGCAATGATACCGTATTAGTTCCACGCTTCTTAACCCAATTCTGTTTCTGAACCTTGGAAAGTTCCACTTCCTTGCCATCTACATCAATAACACCAACAACCTTGATTTCCACGTTATCAATGCGCTTTCCGTCCTTATCCAATGGTCTGACATTGAATTTTTCCTCGCCTGCACTGTTCTTGTTAAAAAGCAACCATGTAAACGCATCAAAAATCGTGGTCTTTCCTGCTGCATTCTGTCCTTTAATACTTGTCTTATTAGAGAAATTCACATCAAGACTCTTAATTCCCTTGAAATTCTCCATATGTAACGATTTTAAAATCATTCGCATTTTTGTCTCACCCTTTCTTTAAATTCTCTTTTCAGTCTATCGAAATGCTTTTCATTCTCCGTGTATCCGCTCAAAGTTTCGATTGTCAGCATATCTGTTGTATCCTGTTTACAACCGCGCAATCTGATATTGTCCTCGTGTTCTTTTGTAATGTATTCGTGCAACATGTTGATATGCAACTTGCACTCAATCAGTTCTTCATACTCTTCTTTTGGAACATAAACATAATTTTTCTTTCCCATGTTACACCCACACGATTCCTTTTATTGACAACTCATATGTAACTTTTTCCACAACGCGACCATTTTTACACGTTTTCTTGTATCTACGGCTCTGTAATCTTCCGTATGTGCTTACCCTATCGCCTAAAGCAAGCGAGTCCGTATATTCTGCACACTTTCCCCATGCAATACAAGTAATCAAATCCTCTTTCCCGTTTTCTCTTACTGTTTTGAGTTTTACATCACAGATTTTACGACCAAGCGGTGTTTCTCTAAGCTTCTTTTCCTCGATAATGCCCTCAAGACTTACTTCATTCAAAGGGCTATCATCCTCTGCTTTTGTGATTGTATCAGCCATAACATACATAAGAATGGCTTCTCCAGATCCGGTTTTTACGTGCCGGGTAATTATCTTTCCCTTGACACATACCGTTCCGCTAATTCCTGTATCGCTGATTTCTTCATCAAACAGTACCGGAAGAATATCTGCAACACCGCTTCTTCTTTCAACTCCGATGAAAAATTTATAAAAAATCTTACCGCTTGATTTATGGCTTTCCCTTGGTGCTGATACAACATCACCGATCAGTGTTATTTTGTTCTCCATTGCTTCTCCTTCCCATTTCTTTGTCAAGAACCTTTTCAAAGTCCTCTTTATCGTCTTGTTTCTTCTTGCCTTTGCCCTGCATCATTGCAACTAAAGCTTTTCTTTCATAATCGTTGCAACGGATGCCACTAATAGTCATGCTTACCATGAGCATTTTTCAATCTGCTTTCTCCTTTCTCGTATTCTGCGGTTTGTTTCCTCTCTTGATAAATCAATGTTTATCTTTATCTCTGCAATCAGTGTTATCACAAAGCATACAAATGCAATCACTGTCGGAGCGTTGATAACCGAATCAGATGAATCAAGGAAACAACAAGTAACCATTCCTATTAAAAAGCTGACATATTTAATAACCTGGTATATCATGCCCATGCTCCTTTCAGAAACTTGTTTACAAAGTAAACTTGTCCTTTTCCGGTAACTTTCGTTGTCTTTGTGATTCTTACGGAACCGTCCGGATTCTGAATGTTGCTTTCCTTAACCTCAAACAGTCCCTGTTCAACATATCTCTGTTTTGGCATATTCCTAGAAGTACCGCTTTTAATAAGGAAGTTATTCTCTCGCAACCACTCAAACAACCGCTTCTGTCCTATCTGCACACCGTTCTGACAAATCAGCTTTGCTAAATCTCCAATGAGGATTGATGTATGGCTTGCTGATACCGCATCAGCGAAAATCTCTTTAGGTATCATTCCTTGGATTCGTGAGTCCTGCATGGCAATAATGTTGTTCTTTTCGTCAATCTTTCGTTGTGCTACCATAAGTGCCTTGGACAGCAACTCTTCATCAGACAAAGTTTCCTGCCCAGCTATGTAACCGCCATTCTTTCTGATTGACGGAAGGACTTCTGATGTAACCCATTCTGTAAATCTTTCTGCGCTATCTTTTCGACTTTGGAATACTGCCTTGTAAAAATTGCTTTCATTGATATAAAGAAGATTTTGTTCGCCACCATTTGTAGGGGTAGGAATAGTATTCACACCCTTTGGGTTTAATCTCTCCTTTACCTTTGACGGTTGCGACAACCCCAACGCCTTGCAAACATCAGATAAACAAAACATAGGCTCATTATTTACCACTGCGGTTCGGACTTCTCCGAACTCTTCATTATTGAAAATCTGTAATTCGTTCATAGCTCTCCTTTCTGTGGTATAATTCCCTTATCATCAAATAAGGGAGGTGAATTTTTGAACAATGAATATGTATCTGCCTACGCTATCGCTAAAATCTGTGGATGCAATGATTCTTTCAATGATTTCAAAACCAAGTACGACCAATACCGTGAAGAAATCAAAGAATCTCTACCAAAAGAAGAAAATCAATTATCCAGCGTAGAGGTGGCAGAAAACCCATTCCGTAACATAAAACATTTCTAATATGTTTTAATGACCGGAGAAATGGCGGTAAGAACTTTGACGGATAATTCAATGTTTGTATCTTCGATTTTCTTATCGCCATCCAAAATACTTTGGTAATCATCAACAATATCCATTGCTATATGCTGTGCCAATTCATCAAGACCGATGTATCTATCCTTGTCTTTCTTTACAATTACAGCTTTTCCTTCTTCGTCTAAAAGCCGGTATCTTTTTTCTTCCACCCATTATCACCCCTTTCGTTTTCTTCGTCTGCAATCTGAAGATTGATTGCCCCGATTTTTTCCTGATATATCAAGCAAACGGCATCAACAGTCAAATTAAATGCCTGTAAATCAAGCACCAAATGTGGAAGACCGTTTGGTTCTACAGAAAAATCAAGTTTTCTAATTCCTTTGATTTCATGTCCATCTACAAAAAGATGAATGCTTGACGGCGGCTCTCCCTCTCTTCTCGGCTTGATTTCAATTTTTTGTGGTTTGTGTTCCATACCCTAGCCCCTTTCTAATTAAGAAGAGAATCAACAGTTACATTTAAAACCTTTGCAACGGCGTTAAGGTTTTCTGCACTAGGGCAAGATTCGTTCCATTTGCGGATTGTAGCATTGCTAAGTCCTGCTTCTTTCTCGACTCTCATAATGTTTGTACCCTTTTCATTGCAAAGTTGCTTGATTTTGTCGTAAAGCAAATCGCATACCTCCTTACTCATAAAATTTTATATTTAGAGTAATAGCTTGACTTTTATTAGAGAATATTCTAAAATAATAACTGCTGAGAAAATTATCAGAGAACATCTTTTATTTAGGCTTTCCTCTAAATCATAAGCCTATTATATAGACTGTTCTCTAATTTGTCAACCCTAAGTTTAGGGTTTTCTCTAAAAAATTGGAGGATATTATATGAATACGGTTGAACGAGTAAGAAAGATATGTAGCGAACGTGGAATTGCCATATCAAAGTTAGAAAAAGAATGTGGATTTGGGAATGCATATATAGCGGGGCTGAAAAAAGGCTCTATCCCAAATGATAGGCTGAAAAAGATTTCTCAATACTTAAATTTGCCAATGGAATACCTCACGACAGGCGAAGAAAACTCCGCATTTTCGGATGAATCTGGTTATATTGCTTCAAAAATTATGATGGATGCAGAATTGAGCTACAAGATCGAAAAGTTATTATCTCTTTCTGATAAGAAGAAAAATCATGTTTTTGAATTGATTGATTTATTAAGTGAGGAATAGTTATGTATAGAAATGTTCGTGGTTTTTGTGATAAAGAAAATAAGAATTTAGATATTAGAATTGAATTTATCCCATGTGGCACACAAGAAGGCAGGGAATATGCGCTTGGTAAAATAGATTGCGCCTATAGCGACGCAACCTATCACTGCAATAGAACAGAATGCCCTATATGGCGTGGTCTTGATTCTTAAATTTAATCTCAATCTCGCCCTCTCCGTCATTTCCTTCTAATCTTGTAACAAACGGAGAGTCTATTGACATATTGATGCAATTAAAATCAAGATGAACAACCGGCATGGATTGCGCTTTCTTTTCAAATCGTATACTGCGCACTCCATGCACGACATGACCGTCAATCAAAACTTCGCAATAAATGCTTTTTTCATCAATTGACCTGATTTCAAGTTTTGAATTTTTCATTTTTCAATCTCCTTTACAATTTCTGAAACAACAATATAAATACAACGTAAAATCCTTGAATCATCGATTTTATCAAGTAATTCAATTATCATCTTTTTAAAGTCCATAGCAAAACCCCCAATCCTTATACCCCATTATAGAACGTGTGTTCGGCATAGTCAATCCCCAATTATGGGCGGAGCCATGCCAAGCCCCACCCATGCCAGAACTTGAAGCGTCCTTTCGGACAAGTCCATAGTATCACTGTAATATGCATGATTTCAACATTTTTCGGTCGCAAGTTTCGACAGGAAACGTCATTGCAAAGAAGCGGAAAGCTGTTTCTCAATCTCTTCTTGCACTTTTGCGCGCCAACGCATCGGCACTTCATCAATCGTCATCTTCTTTTCTACAAGAATACGTCTCACATAGAATTTAACCATATCCTACACCTCACTTCCTGCGGTAATGCTTGCCAGTTCTTGGATTGCTTCTGCGTTTGCTTCATGCCCGGCTTTCAATTCGTCAATCGCTTTCTCCATCTCTGTCTTAGTTCTCAGATTAACGGTTACTGTATATGTACCATCTTCTGTGCCATCTTCGCCCATGTTAGGCATATATGAGAATCCTTCATACTTAAGATTCTCATACTCGCCAGATATCTGGTCACTGTGTGTAAATGTGACCTTTGAGATGTTCTCTTCCGAGAAAGCATCTGTGATTGTTTTAATTCCATCAAAAGATTTTGACAGAATCTGAATATTGCCGAGACTCGCTCCATCGGCAATCTCAAATTCTGTTTTGTTTTTCAAAATTATTTTATCCATGTTTTTAATTCCTTTCTATAAAAATGATTTATAAGTTACGTTCGAATATTTGTTCGATATATTTTCTTAAACGGCAGGTTTGTATATGCAAAACTAATACACACAAACACGGCTGTGCTGATAGCAGAGGACATATATACACTTGGCGTAGCAATAGGCTTTGTCAGGAAAGTTGACCTCAATTATGCGTGGACTGGTTGGACTACAATAATTCAAGCAACAAGTTAATCCATTTACAGTATTTGTTTATATGTTATTCGCAAGATCAACACTGCACACAATTACTTCCCCATCAGATGTTTCAGGGACAATTTTGCACTTACTATAGGCTTTTGCAGAGATAATAATTTTGGTCATTGGAATATTCAACAATGTATCTGTTTCATTATCATACCCTTTACTGAATACATCAAAATACAAAATATTAGATTTTCTAACAACTCTAACTTTTGCTAAATTAAGTGTTCCAATACCTGAACTAGAAATTTTGGCTTTGTCAGAATGTACAAGAACTATTTTTACTTTGTGAAAACACCCAACTTGACTGTTCCATATTTGGTTTATTAAAATTTCTATAAAATTTGAACCTGCACCTTCAGCACCAGCTGCGGAGTTAAAAATAATTTCTGCAAATCTATACCAACCCATACCCAATCTGCCGATGTGAAAATCAGTGTATAGTTTAATGCCAGCAGATGGGTTTAATGCACTTATATCATTTTTAGTAGCGACATTTTTTAAACTGCCGTTTAAATCACTTATCTGCTTTGCAAGTGATCCATCAATATTCGGGTTCGCCTGCCTTGCATCCAGGGCATATCCCGTCTCCGTTGTTATCTGGTTGTTTACTACATTCGCTGCAGGGAACGCCCCGTTGATTTTCTCTTTTAAAGTGTCAGCCAACTTAATAACATTGTTGACCTGATCCATTGTAAGCGTTGCGCCATCAATGTTAACTTTAAGCGTTCCATCTTCTGCAATCGAAAGTCCGTCTGTCGGTTTCACAATCCCGGCATCCTCTTTCGTTGCGATTGCACCGGCACCACCCACAATCGACTTCGACCAATATTCCGTATTGCTAGTTACTGTTCCTGCCGGAACTTCTTTTTTCGCAAAATACAATGTGTTATTATAAGTTACTGCGTCCAATCTCTTATATGTAGCATCTGCACTCCAATCGCCTTTTGGCACAATTGCCACTCTTCCTGCTATAGCCATTCTAAGCCACCTCCCAATTCAAATTTCCGTCATTGTCAACGACAAAGTTATAAGCAGAATTGTCCGTGTAAATCAACTCCCCATCCTCATTCACATCAAATTCTGTCATTGTGAGTTTCTTGTTAATCTCGTCTTCGATTCCCTGCGCTCGGTCTGCGCTGTCCTTGGCATCTGTGGCGGATTTTGCTGCGTTGGTTTCGGACTCTCCTGCGTTTTTGGCAGATGCTACCGCCTTGGCAGATTCCACTTTAATATCCGCTAAGAAGTTCGGTTGCAACTTATCCTCGGTAATCGAACCGTTCTTAACGATAGCCTTAACCTTACCATCTGTAATCTCGAATGCAATCGTATCAGAGTCCAAGAACTCATACTCTGTAATCAAAGATGATAAATCCACGTTCTGCACTGTGCCATCGTCAAGCGTGATTACCAACTGTTGCGTCTGCGGATTGTACTTGAAGTTGACCGCCAACTTTTCAAGTTTGGTATCAATGACCGCCTTGGAACCGTTCATCTTAACGACCGTCAGCGTTCCGTTGGATTCATCCCAAAGTATTTCCTTTACAAGTTCGTTAGCTTTGGTCAAGTCAACTTTTGTGGTATCAAGTGCACACACACGATCGTCGATTGCATCAATGCCGCCCTCTATGTTGTTCAGCCTATCTCGATTGATTGCGGTTTTTTCACTTGGAAAATTCTCCCAATGCTCACGGCTATAGATTTTCTGATATGCCATCAAATCGCTTCCTTTCTGTTATGAAGTGACTTTTGTCAAGAGTTAATTTCAAGAAATTTTTCTTAACCCCAGTCACATTTGTTTTCCTGACAGCATTGGAAAAGAGCCCTAGTTTAACAGTCCCCGGCAGTTGGCCACTCTGTTATACGTGGATTGCTTACCTACAGGCTAATGGTCCGCCATTGGGTTCTACGATCTAAAAGCGTGGATCACAGTGTTTCATATGCGCACATAGAAAGGACGTAGATAACCCAGACCTTACAGTGACCACAGCTCTTTTCTAATACTGTCAGATTGTTTACTTGTTACATTGTGGCAGAAACAGCTGCACATTGCTGCTTTTTCTGCTTGACTACCATTTTATCATCGGCAGCTGACTGTCAAGGGCTCAGCCGCCTCAGCGGTGCCTGCACCCTTGACTGGCAGATGACTATGATATACCTCTACGCTGCTTTCATTTCAATATTATCTGTCATCATACCCCATACAAAACATGCCAGTTCTCTTGCTATTGCGGCTACTGCCACATTTCTTTTCTTGCCATGTCTTATAAATTTATAGTATCGGCTCCGTAATCTCGTATTCGCTTTGTCTGCATATGCTATTACCTCAGCCGTATTACCATTCTGTCTTGCTCTTAATTCTTTTGACTTATGCCCCACAGCACCCTTACAGATTCCACCAGATGCCTCTATCAGCAGCTGTCTCAAATGACTGTTTCCTGCTTTGGTTATTCCAAGTCGGTGTATATTGTCTGAACTTGAGTTTTCTCCTGGAGCGAGTCCAAGGTATGATGCATACTGGTTTCCTTTTGCAAATCTTTCGAAATCTCCAGTTTCAACAATCAATGACAATGCCGTATGTGTTTTTATTCCAAGGAAGCATCCAAGTTTTTTGACTTTGTCATGATATCTTGTCTGTTCAGCGATTTCCCCAATCCGTTTATCGTATCTCTCAATCTTGGCTTCCTGTTCTTCGTATGATGCCATGTATTCGTCAAGCGTCTCTCGATACAATCCATTTGTGATTTCGAGTTTCTTCAGCCATTTCAGATGTGACAGAGTCCATTTTGTCCCATCGTAGCAAAATCCATGTCTGATGCAGAAGGCGTTGATCTGCTGTTTGATTTTCTTTAAAGCAAGCTTATGATCATTCCTCATGCGGAGATATTCTTTTACAGAATCGTCATCCTCTGTTGGAATATAAACAGCATGGTAACCACCATATGACAAGCATTGGGCAATCATATATGCGTCCCGCATATCCGTCTTAATTCTCACGCCTTGTGGTGTAAGCATTGTTGTTGGTGCAAGTATCACACATTTTATGCCTGCGGCAGTTAACTGATTATAAAGCGAATATCCCAGACACCCCGCCTCATACCCACACTGGATATCGTATTCATCATTCAATCCAAGTTTCAATTTCAGATTTTCAATAAACATCAAAATATTTTTATAATCCGGTGTTACCTTGATTGTTGCAAATACACGGTCATCCTCACCGATGATTGGTTCCATTGCGCATAATGTGTAATTTGTGGTATGGACATCCATGCCGATTTTTAGTATTCTTTTCATATGAGTGATCTCCTTTTGTATGCGGTAATCCCTGTTACCTTTGTTCTTGTCAAACTCTAGTATACAGGTAAATCCACGTTGCTACAAATGTGAGGTCACTTCATATTATCTAACGCGGATAATCGTTGCTCAAAGTCTTTCATCTGTTCACTCATATTTTTGTTTTCTTGCTTTAACTTCTCGATTTCCTTTTGTTGTTTTTGAATCATCTGAACATGCATAGCATGAAGCTCGCGATAATTAACGTGATGCAACTTATCATCGACATATAAATCAACGTGTTCATCCGTATCAACCGGAAGATATTCATATAATGACGTATCGTGTTCCCTAATTCCAACATCTAACAAGGCTTTTTCTAATTCCTGTGAGATAAAGCCGTAATGGTATTGCCTGCTATCAGAGGATTTAAGCCCAGGCTTATATCTAAATTTAACAGGATGTAGGTTTAGATAAGCGGCTTCTAATTCTTCCGGCAAATCAGTTATGTGGTCCTTGATTCTTCTATCAGACCCGGTGTCAATCGTATATACTTCGCCATGAATTTGATATGTTCCGTTGTCTCCACCAACCACATTTAAAAATCGAATTGCCTTTTTGATTGTTCCGCTAGTTGTTCCTGTTGGATAAGCCGTTATATTTTTTACCGGAATATTGGGAATAGATTGGTCAACATAACTTTCTGTCGCCAAGTTTTCTCCATTTGCGTCAGTAACAGACGATAAGTCCAACATAACATTCTGCAATAGCGCATTATTTCTTCCGTCATGCCCTAATATCTCTACCCCATATGCATCGCCGCTGTCAAAAAGCAGAGAGTCTATTATATGCGCTCGTCCAAGAGCGTCCAGCTCGAAATTGTTACACTCTACAATCAATCTGTTTCCTCGCAACACGATTTGGTCGGCACTGGCATTAATCATCGAAACGACTTGGTCGTTTTCATCTCTACCTAACTTCAATTCCAGGGATGCGTCTAATTGCCCTTCCGCTTTTTGTGCACGATTGACTTCTGCGGAAATGTTTTTCGCGGTCTGCTCAAACTTGGTATTTGTCTGGTCTTCTAAATCCTCATACGCGGATTGAAGATGGTCTGCGTTCCTCTCTAACTTTCCGGTACGTCTTTCCACACTTTCAATCGTGTCTCTGATAGAGTTAACCTTTGCAGAGTGTGTCTGCGTGCCCTGTGCGGAGATTGAATCTCTCTTGCTTTGCACCCCGGTTAAAGTGCGTTGCAATAGGTACGTTTCAACAATTTCTCTTGTGGTATTGAACCGGATGGGTTCGCCAAGTGTCAGACATGGATTGCCGACACAAGTGCAACTTTTAATCGGTGTGTATGCTGCCTGTTTCATAATCGGCAACAGGTTATTTGCAATCTGTTCCAGCTCCGCTCCGGTCTTGTCTGATACAAGAAAGTTTCCTGTAATCGAATAGTTGTTTCCGGCAGTTCCAACAATAGCACCGGCATTATCCTCGCTTGTCTTGATTTCAAGCTGCGTGATTGCCTTACTTTGGAAGTCCTCGTAATCAAACGTGATGTAGTGTCCGGTCATGGACTCTGTGTTTGCATCAGACGGAAATACGTTGTCTGCCGGGAACAAATCTTCTGCCGGATAAAGTGCGCTTGTGATTGCTTTCAGAAAGACATACTCAAACTTGCCCTCTCGGTTGATATTTCCAAAGCATCCGTTAATCTCACAGATTGCCGTTACAACCGTTTTTCCACTGATAGCGGACTCTTCTGTAACCGCGCTTGAATCGTCCGTCTGTGTGGCTACAATCGTCTTATTGACCGTCATGGAATCATTGACAAGGCTTGTTTCAACTTGCGCAATTCCAAGATGTGCAAAGAAGCTATCGCGGAACTGCTTAAGTGTCATTGGAAAACTAAGTCCTGCATACCAAGACTTTACATCCATATTGATAATGTCGTACATAGCGTCATATGCCGTAATCTGCCGTTTTGTGCGGTCAGCCGTAGGAACATCGGATGCAACCTTAAAAACTCCGTATGGCATCGAATTTTGGCTATCTCCGTCAATCGTTTCTTCGATAGAGATTGTCTTTCCGATAATGTTTCCTGCGGTGTTTCGCGCCGTGAATTTTACGCAATTCGCTTCGCACGCTCCAAACTTTAATTCAGACTCCGAACAAAGACTTTCTTCAAGCGCAAACGTACCGATTTCAAGCATCGAATTGTCTATTTTCTGATTCGTTCCAACAACAGATATGACCATCTGCTTATCTGTCGCGGAATCCCAATACTTTTCTTTCAAATTGCTATTTATCATATACACCACCTACAAACGAAAATTTGATTGCGTCGTATTTTATCTTCCCATTCGCCACAGAATAGAACGTAGGCTGAATATCAGCGATATATCCGTACTGTGTCACATATCCGCGTTTTTCCGGCACATATGCCGTGATATAGCCACCACGCTCTTTTGCCTTGGTATAGTTCTTTTCAATATTCTTCCAAAAATCGTCAAACTGCTTTTCGGTCAGCATTGCTTTGGTTTCAAACTCAACCTTTAAGGCTTTCAGTTCCACGGCATCACGATGCTCATATCCGTTTTCATCAGTCCAAGGGTCTAAGTCCTGCATATTCAAATAGGAACTAAACGTGCCCTGCTTTATTAAACTGTTCGGGATGATATAATTGCCAAACTTTACTAAATATCCGCCATATCCCATCGTTTACCTCCTAAAAATGGGTATAAAAATAGCACCTACCGTTTTGGTAGATGCTATCCATTTGATTAAATTTTAAGCTACTACTGATTCCCATTCAGATTTCAGCTTTTCTACATCGTTTTCAAAAAGTTTGCAAGCGATTTCGTACAACTGCGGAATCATTCCCATTTCCCTGTCGATATAATCCATCTTGTTTCTTACTTTCGGTTTGAGCGCGCACCCTTCCATCCTTGATTTAAGGTTGCAGTGATATTTCCTTTCAAATTCTCCATAAAGCAACGAATATCGTTCTTGATACTTTCCATCGGCACCGAAACGGACAATCTGCGTTATCCGCTGTCTCTTAGTCGCTAAGTCAATATCATCAACGAGTCCGATAATAACATCTTCCTTATGGATGATTTCTTTCTTCTGCCTTTTAATGGTTTCGTTCTGCTCTCTAACAGTTTTTAATGTCTGTGAAAATATTAGCTTAGTGTTTTCATCCGCATATGGTAGGTAAGTGGAAATAAATAATTCATCATTATTGACATACCCACCTGTTTTACGGATTGTAGGGAGAACCTCGGATGTTACCCAACGTTTGAACTTATGAAGTTTCTCTTTTCTTTCGTTTATAAGGGAGTCGTTTTGTGACACACCCTTTGCTTTCTGCGGTTGCATTTGAAAAAGCAAGGAATATAAGCCGCTTTCATTAACAATCGTCATTTTTTGTTTTCCACCGGGAGTATCAATTTGTGACACACCCTTATCAGAATCATCAATATTTGAAAGGCTTCTTCTGTAATTCGTATCTCCAAATACTTCGCATATATCCTTTCCAACAAACCATGGTTCATCATCGACCATGACCATTCTGATCTGTCCGAATATTGGATTCTCAAATACCTCAATGCCGTTTTGAATCTTAAGCATAAGTTGTGATTTTTTTCATTCGTGTCTACCTCCATACATTTTTATCTGAATAAAAAAGAGGAAGCCACTTGTGAAATCACATTGGTTTCCTCTTTCGTACAGTATGGCGTTCAAGTAAGTAATCCGCATCTTCACGGATAAAGTTGTTTCCTTAGTAATAAGGATAGACTATTTTTGATTTTGTGTCAATCCGCTTTTGAATTAAAATAAGCCGTGTTTCCACGGCTTAAGTGTCATTCATTTTTTAATCTTTACTGCAACCAAGTATATGTATAAGCAGAATTTACATATATTTTATAACTACTCGGGTAAATAGTGTCATAATTTGAATCGAACGGAAAATCAAACGAGAAATAATCGGTGTCTTCTTTGTTTTTGCATTCTGCATAATTATAATCATATCCTATTGCATTTCCAAACGCATCATACATTACACACGAAACTATAACAAAAGAAAAATCTTTTCCGGATTTGTTGATTGCGTCAACAGTAACATTATCAGCCCCAATATTTGATTTAATCTCTATCCCTTTAGCATCGCACACTGTGTTTGTTGCTTCATCAACGCTTATGGACATTTTATAGTCATCATATGCAACATCATTATAATCTGAATCTGTAGGGGCGCTGAAATACAAAGCACATTCTCTTCCAGATTCAAACGCACAATTGCTGTCGCTCTTGCTATCCAGCATTTTACCGTTTTTGTAGTATACAAGTTTTGCGTCCAAATTAACAGTCATTTTGTTATTATTCTTTAATATAACAACAACGCCGCATCCTGTGTCTTGGTATTCTATGGAAATATTTTTCTTTGCTTGGCTTGCATTAAAAGAAGAAGCAACGGTAACTTTACATGAAAGACTTTTCTTTCCTATTTTCGCCTTTACATATGCCGTTCCTTCTCCAACCGCTAAAACTTTGCCTTCCTTAGTTACGGAAACAACATACTTATTTCCACTGCTCCACTTGACCTTTTTCTTTGTCCCGCTAACCTTTAGATTTGCCGTTTCTCCAACCTTCAGATTAAGAGTCTTTCTGCTTAATTTAATAGTTGCCGCCTGTGCAACAATCTGTTTCCCATCTGCATTTTGGATTGGCATAGCCGAAATCAAAACGGCAAATGCCAACCCCATCGCTACTAATAATTTTTTTGTGCTTCTCATAATGACTCCTTTCTTGTGATATGATTTATTTAGAATTATATCACGTTCTATTATAGAAGTCACTAAAAAACATATACATTGTCTCCGGTTCGATTGTAATGTTCTCTACCATAATCCCTTGCAGCTTTTCCTATGTCGTTTGTAGTAATTCCGAAATTTTTCTGTAAAATAGCTTGCAATAACTGATTTTGTTGTCGCAGTAAGGAAACTTCTTGTGCAGAAGTGGAATTTATGGCATCTTTGATTCCGGTAATCTCCTGTCCTCCGGCAACGGCTGGTTTTCCTCCTACCGTTCCCATAATCTCCGGTATGCCGTTTTCTCCAACTTTTGCGATACTGTATTTGTCCATGAATCCGCCTGTTGCATATGCCTTTACTCTAGGAAGTTTCACTTCCTTAACAAGATCAACGCCGCTCCAATCAACTCCTGCTACTTTAGCGGCAGCCGACACAACGTTATTAAATCCGCCTAGCACTTTATTTACTCCGCGTATCAGTGAGTTTATTGCGCTTTCAATTCTTGCAATTACACTGTTCATCGCACCGGAAACACCACTTTTTACGCTCTTCCAAAGATCACCAAAAATTTCTTTAATTTTCTTCTTCATTGTTGAAAAGGCGTTCCTTATTGGAGTTGTTACGTTTGTTGAAAACCAATTAGAAACCGTGCTCCACGCATTTGTAATCAAGGTCTTTGCTTCCTTTATCGGCTTGGATATTTGCGTCTTCAAATTTGTGAATAATGTTTTTATAGGTGTCGCGACATTATTTGTAAACCAAGCCTTTGCCCCAACCCATTTATCGTGAATCCAAGTCCATGCGGTCTTTAACGCACCGCTAGCTTTATCTCTTAGCCACTCAAACTTTTCCTTAATTGGCGTAGTAACATTTTTGCTAAACCAGCCAGAAGCTACTTTCCAAACAGCTTGAACAATAATCCATAGTCCTTGGAAAATTTGATGGACTCTTGTGTAAAATCCTTTGAAAAATCCAACTATCGGTTCTATTACGGTTTTATTAAACCACCCCGACACTCCTTTCCACACGTTGGATATGCCTTTCCACAAATTACTGAAAAATCCGGATACTTTCGAATACATTCCTTTAAAGAATCCGACCACAGGGGTAATTACGTTTGTATTAAACCACTCTCCAACCTTTGAAAATATTCCTTTGATTTCTTCCCAATGTTCCTTGACCAAAACAGTTATTGTAGCAACAGACGCAACGATTGCCCCTACAAGAGCAGCTATCGCAATTCCAATGCCCTCTATTGGTGCTAAAATTATTACACCGATGGTTGTTATTGCAACTCCAACAACCATCAACGCTTCGTTTAACCAGCTAAATCCATTTTTAAGCATTTGCACAAAATTATATATTGCCGTAAACGCTCCTGTTACAACGGAAACTATTCCTCCGATAGCTGATGCAACTGACGATATAGTAGAAGCAGAACCACCAAATACACTCGCAAGAGCTTCACTAAAATTCATTCCGCTAAATAGTCCTTCAATAACAAGTCCTATTTTGGTAACAAATCCGGAGATTCCGCGCTTAATTGCGCCAAAAAGTGCCGCTCCTATTGAAGTTCCTTTTTCTGCTCCAAGTGCAGAAACGATTGCACTGACTATTCCGCCCTTAATTAACAATCCGAGCTTGCTTAAAATACCTGCACCAAATATAACTTTTCCGATTTTCTTGATTGTTACTGCACCGATGATAATTGCAACCGTCTCTACATCTAAGTTGTTTAAAAACTCTTTTGCTCCGTTCCAAATATCCTTCCAAGAAATTTTACTTAATGCTGTCGTAACTGTATCAAACACGCCTTGCGCCCATGTGTTAAGCGTTTGAGCCAATAATGCAAAGTCAAAGTTTTGGAAAAACTTGTTGATTCCGTCTGCGATTGAATTTCCAAATTGTTTCCAATTAAACGTTGTGCCAAACGAATCCAATCCGTGAAGCACCGTGTTTAATGAATTTGCAATCAGTTTTCCGGTTTCTCCGAAAAGCGTTGTACCTTTCTGCCCCTCAAATAGTCCATTAAGGAATTTTGCAAGTCCACTACCGAAGCCGGATGCTTTGGCGTATACTTCATCCCACTTGATACCTTTCATCGCATTGATAAGGGAACCGGATATTGCTTTTCCAAGTCCTTCAAGGTCTTTGATGTCGCTTTTGAATTTCTTAAAAATTGTGTCGGTCTGAACTAGTTTTCCGGTATCCCCACCACCAGAACCACCGAAACCAGAACCGCCACCACTTCCACCGCTTCCAGAACCGGAAGTGTTATCTTTACTCTGCTTTGAAATAACCTTTAATTCATCAAATGCACGCGTTGCCTGTTGGATTTCCTTTTTTGCTTTCTTGGCATTTTTTGCGATACCGCCTGTGTTTTTCCCTGCGCTTCCTGCGGCATCGCTTAAATCGTCCATGCCGTCAGATGCGCTTCCAATATCATCAGCAAGACCGCTGATTCCTGCCCCTTTACTTGCTTCATATTTCCATCCAAAGATTGAACCTAAAGCATTTGTGACCATTTCTGCGAAGGAAATCACCTTCTGCAAAACTGCGTTAAGTACCTTGATAAATGGCTTAAATGCATTGATTAAACCACTACCAACAACCGCTCCAAGCGCTTTGAAGTTCTCCTTAAGCATGGTTATCTGATTGTGCCACGTATCTGCTGTACGTGCAAAGTCTCCGGTGATATTGGTTGTATGTGCAAGCACATACTGATACCTCAACATAGCTTTTTCAGCCTGTGTCATTGAGGAAACATTCGCATCAAGCCCCTGCTTTAATGCCCATTCCTTTAATGTTGCCTGTGTCAAGTCGATACCATAACGCCGCATAGGTGCCGTAGTACCGGAAAATACAGATTGCAGACTCTTGGCAATATCTTCTTGACTCACATCATAGAATGAAGCCATATCTCCGGCTAATTCTGTCAACCGGATAGACATTTTTGCCATCTGCCCTTGCGGAATATCAAGGGCTGTTCCCATGGCTTGAAAACGGCTTGCAAACTGTTTTGCGGACAATTCGGACATACCAAATTTTTCAATTGATGTTTTTGCGAAATTGTTAATTAGGCTTTCATACTGCCCGAATGTCTGCCTTACAACGTTCTCAACCTCTGTCAAACTTGATGATATGTCAATAGCATCTCTAAGTAGCCTAAATGCTCGGAATAAAGTCCAATACGTTGCATACACTTTTCCGATTGCAGACGCAAGGGAAAATGACTTCTTGGTTACCATGGATGCACTTGAACTAAATCCACTAAATGAGCTTGTGATGTTTCTTGCCGCGCTTCCTGCCGCTCCACCTGTTCTTGCTAACCTTGCAAGTGCGTTTGTCATGTCAATAATATTCCGGCTTACACTAGGGGCTTTCGACAGTTCGGACATAAGCTGTCGCATAGCAACCGCAAGTTTCGGGATATTTTCAATCGCCTTGGTGGAACTCTGGTAGCCAAGCTGCTTGATTGCAGATGCAAGTTCGGTCAGACCCTTAACAGATGCTGACATTCCGGAAATCCCTTTTAATGCATTGGAAATCTGACGCATAGAACCAGCCGCGGCATTAATCTGCCTGCTGTTGATAGAGCCTAATTTGCTTACATTTCTTGCAACCGCAGAAAAAGTTCGTGTGTCAATTCCACGCATTGCCGTCATTGCCCCTGCAAGTCGGTTTACCCCTGTGGAAAGACTATTCAGATTTCCGGTATTAAGACCGGAAAGTGCGGAAGATAATCTCCCAAGTCTTGTCACAAGCGCATCTATCTGACCGCTTGCCTGTCTTGCCTGTGCTTGGATTTTTATTTCTAAGGTTTCTAATTCCAACAGTTACACCTCCTTTATTTAGTTTTAGAAAAAGACGGCAGGATTTGACCCCTACCGCCCTTGAATTACTTTTTCAGTTTTCCCCTTTTCAGAAGAGAAAGCATCTTTGAATTTCCCTCTGACGTAAACTTAAAATTGGAAAATCCGTTCTTTTTTGCGATTTCCGCACGATGTTCTTTCGACACATCATCTTCCCCAACCGCTTTTAATGCTTCAACGATTGATCCAGATTTTCCGGTATACATCGAATAATACTTGCTTGCATTTTTCTTTGCTCCACTTACAACGATTGCAGTGTGACCTTTTGTACGCGTCACAAGAATGTCCCCGTTGTAAAGCAGTTCTCCGATTCGGTAAGAACCAGCATCGGTAAACAAGCCGGATTTCAAAAGAATGATTCTTTCGTTTGCAGTATTGAAATCTCCTACATCCTTCCCGAATGCATGGATAATACAAGCGCGTACAAGGGACGAACAATCGCATTCCGTCTTGACCTTTGTGTTAATGCCATGTTTAATGACTCCGTAGCGTTCCGATTGGTCATAGCCGATATTTTTATTGTCAGATGCAATCTGCATAGCTTCAGCTAACTTCTCCGCAACCCTATCGTCCTTCGCCCTTAGCACGTACCATCCCTTAGAATGGTTATAAAACTTCTGCGTAGACACTTCCTGTCCGGTCTGGTCTCCGGCTTTTCCACCAGAATAGCAATTTCCGTGTTCATCGTGTCTCGCACTTCCGATAATTACTGCCATAGCAATACCTCTTTTCTTAAACTATCTTTGGCTTTGGTAAATGTGATTTCCTTGATTCAGCCGCCCATGCTTCTTCTGCCTTAAGCATTTCTCGTATCTCTGCATCGGGATCGTCCGTATTATGCTTTTCGATGGAATCATAGCAAGTTTCTTTCACGTACTTACTATTACCCTTACCGAACGTCGCGTCTATTGCTGTAACAAGTGCTGACGTTGCATATCTGCCAAACCACATATACATTTCCATATCGCGTTGCTTCCATTCTGTCTTATATGCATCCACATAAGGCTTAAGCAACTCTGGATTCATCATATCTATATCATCAACGGAAAATCCGTAGCCTTTCGTTACCATAAGGTAAAATGGACGGATTTCCGCAACGTAATATTCCCATGTTAATTCTTGGCTTTCGCTTTGGATGGGGTCTTTTTCTTCTCCTGCTCCTGCTCCTGTGCTTTCTCCAATGACTCCATCATCTGCGCTAAAAAACCGTTTGTCATCATTTCCTCCTGCATATCAGCGAATAAATCCATGCAGTTAATCTCGTTTGTATCAATCGCGTCATAGAGAATGTCAGACACCTTCTCAAGCTGCTCGTCGTAGCCTTCGTTTGTTTTGTAATCATATCCAAATTCTTCATTGTGATGCATCTGCAATCCCACAAGAAGTGTCTTAGGAAGTGTTTCAAGAAGAATATCTTCCATAGAGGAAATATCTTCCATGTCCTGCGTCTTCATAATATCCTGTAAGATATGTGATTTTAACGATGGTCTTGTTGCAAACTGAATTGTATATTCTTTTCCACCTAATTTAACTTTCATGTTTTACCTTGCCTTTCTGCCCTATATTGGCAAGGGGCAGTGTTGCTACCGCCCCATTGTTGCTTATCTTATTGCTTCAAGTTCTGCTATCGACCGTTCGTCCTCGCCTATCGGTGCGGTCGATTGCTCGTCCGATAGGCTTTTTACCCCACCACTGTTACGGTGAATGTTCCATCGTTGTTATCAACGACTTTCAGCTTGTCGGTAACGAGTTCCGATGCCGTGCTTGGAATAACTGTTACCGTCATTTCAAGGATTTCATCGTTTCCACCTACATCGTTAGGTGTGGCTGTTGCAGTTCCTACATATGCGTACTTCGCTACACCGCCAATACCGTCCGTTCCGTACAGATGAATAAAATCAAGTTTTTTATCTCCATATCCATCCACCTTTGAGAGATATTCTTTTTCAAGGTTTCCTGTGATTTCTCTTGAATCAGAAGTCTTAATTCCTTTTTCAAAAGTCTGCTGGTCATCTTCCATTGTGGTTGACTCAACAGTGTTTGGCGGTGATGCAGGGCTTGGAACTGACTTAGCCGCAACCAAAAGATTGTATGTTCCTGCAAAGTCAGCCTGTTTTTCCGTGTGCTCTTTTACAATGACACGAGTTCTATAACTTGTTGATGCCATATTTTCTACTTCCTTTCTGCTTATAGCTGATCTAAATGCTCAATGTTTCCAATTACGCGAGTTGCACGGAATGTAACCGTTCGCACTTGCTTGGAAATTGTTGAGATTACATTTGATACCTCAAACATTTGTTGTTTAAAAAAGGACACCGCATATGCTGCGATGTCCTTAGTTGCTTTTCTTGAACCTTTGTTTGTAATTGTAATCTGAAATGTTGGGCGAATTGCATTGATTGTCTTTGCTTCATTAGTTCGTCCGGCTTCTGTGCCACCGATTTGTCTGACTAAAAGCGTCGGGAATGTTGCTGTACCGCCCGATTCTTCATCTTGCGTCACTTTAATTCCTCTTACCTTGCTTTCCATGTACGATTTCAAAAGGGAACATAAGGTATCTTCAAAATCAAGTGCCCAACTATTTAACTCATTTTCCACCGAATACCTCCCTCGCAATCTTTACATACTGTTGAATAATCTGTTGTTCCGCATTGTACATAGGCATTGTGGCTTTGATACCGTGGGTATAACGCCATGTTTCGGTCTTATCGTCCCAATAGTACCAACCATCTTCAAAAGCGTGTATTTGCCCAGGATATGTGCCTACACCGAATCCAAGTTCCGGTGCTTTCGGGTTCTCTTTGGAGTTATAAAAAATACCGGCTCCAAACTCTACCGCCAACAAAGTGTAGAACGGCTCTCTATCTTCTGACGTTACCGTTTTTCCGGTTGCTATCAGAATTGCATTTGAGGTCATTAACTGTGGTGCTTTATCTACCCTTACCGTTATCGTGTTCCCTAATGGAGATTCAGATATGCGTTGTATTGCTACCGTCTGACCTATCTGCGCAAGCCTAGAAACAAGTAAATCACATTTAGCCTGCAAACCATCGCGGTACTTTTCTAATTCCTTTATGGCGGCTTGTATGGACTTAGTGGATAGTGTCATTGAAATAGTTTTCTTTGCCATGCAATCACCTACTTAATATTCTTCCGAAGAAGAAACAAATCCGTGGTCAACCCTTCATCAGCAACGCCTTTTACGATATAGTCTGCGGTTTCTGAATCCACAAGTCCATCATCAGTGCGTTTTACTTCCGAACGTTTCCACACCACATCGCCGGCTTTCAGTGGCAAATATCCTTTATCCGTGACAAGCTGACAGTATGATGTACTATCATCAATTCCAAATTCTTTCACAAGGGCTTCTGACAGCTTATTGCTGATATTGGCTTGGAATGTCGTAGGTTCTGAAAACCCTTCAACTTCCTCGCCTTTTGGAATCTTGTTGCCTTCGGAATCTAAATAAGGTACAAAGTTTCCATCGGAATCCTTGTACCCTTCATAGACAATATCTCCATTTTCGTCAGTTTGTGGAATGAATACCCTCTGACCGGATTGCGAATATTTCATTTCCTGCTTGTTAATGTCAAGCATTGGTGTTTTCCTCTGGGATTCCGGCAACACTTGTCAGAAGCGATAACACTCCGGCAAGTACTGATGCAGAAAGAACATATTTCCAATCCACCGCGCCCATAAATGCCGCCGTTCCAATTCCTGCAATAGCCGCCTGCGCAACAGTCTTGATTGCTCGGATTCCGGCTTTCTTAGTCCAATCCTTCCAATTCCTCATGGCTTTTATCTCCTTTCCCTATATGAATCTCTTCAATCTCATGTTTCATTTTCGTAACCATTCCGTTTCCACCTAACGCATGGTACGCATCATACATCTCACAAAAGTTCTGATAGGCATATGACGGTATTTCTCCGATTCTGGTGTACTTTGCATGGTATTCAATAAGTTGGACGCGCAAAAGGAGCATTGTTCCTTTACTGTTCGCATCCCTGCTTTTCTTTTGCTGTTTAAGAAGCCAAACTATATATCCAAGCACTATTGGCAGTGCCACAAGATAAGTTTGAATCAAAATACTTTTCATTTGAATCTCCTTTTGACGCACTGCCCACCACCGCTTAATGTGCGCCGCCTGCAACCATAATGGTCACGCTCAATCTTCTTTAATTACATTGCTTTTACAAACGGAAACACTCCAACAAAAAGGCTTTCACGGTCTTTCCATGTCCGGCTCACACCGTTTTCTGAGAAACTTGCCATGTATGCTTCTCCTGCCTGCGACCGGTCGTACACTGCCAAATTGACCATAATGTTTTCATAGTTCTTAACATCACTATCAATCTGGTCTTGCGTGTATGTGTTCGGATAGTTCCGCCTGCTGATAATCTCTTTTCTTGCCTGCTCTAAAAGCTGTTCAATCAAAGGGTTACACTCTTTTTCATCAAACACAACTTTATCGGACTTTTCCCCGGTCGCTTCGTCCTCTACCTCTTCTATATGAAATTGTTTTAAACGAATTTTTACCTGTTCGACAAGTGTGTATGACATAAGCGATCTCCTACAGATTAAACTTTGCAATCAGAATTTCTTTCAGTTCCGCGCCACTTGTTGCTTGTGCGTTTTCAATCCCCTGCTCCGTGGCAAGTTTTTGCAAGTCTGCGGTACTCATTCTGTTAATTTCGGTCTTTGTATACCCAACGGAAGATACCGGAGAATTACTCTCCGGCATTTTTTCTCCTGCCTTGTACCATTTTCCACCACATTTAATTGTGTGTGTTGCTACCACGCTGGATCACCTCCTACATAACTTTCATTACAACAACGCTGTCCATTCCCTCAAATGTTGGAAGTCCGATCATGGATACTACGCAGTGAGTATTGATTGGATGGTTTGTAGCATATGTGTAAACAGAAATACCGGTTTCTACGATAGAAAGGTTTCCGTCTGTAAGACTTCCGCTTCTTTCTTCCGGTGTCTTTCCAAATACATAGTCACCAAGATAAACTCCGGCACACTGACAAGATACAATTCCTGTTGGAATAAAGTATTTTGTCTGACCGTCAGCCGGATCAACGTATAACTTATCGTATACCTCGATCTCAATTCCGTAGCCGCGCAGATATTCAGTTACCTGCGACTGCTGTAAACGAATACCGCCTGTGTATGCAGTAATACCGAGAACCTGTTTCTTTGTATCCTCTGCCTTTAATACCATTTCCCATGTCTCTGTGTTCATACTGAATCTTGTCAGAGAATATCCGGTTTTCTTAGCAAAGTTACGTCTTGTCTCGATAAGATCATCAAGCGGTGTTGCCGTTGCCGGAACGTTCCACTTATCGGCTTCACCTGAAATCTCAACAAAGTGATCTTTCTTGTGTGCTTCGCCAGCATCTGAGGTGTACTCGACTGTGTACTTCTTCTTTCCGATATTTACATCAATCTTCGGTACACCGTCAGCCGGTGCAAGCAAGCTCCAAATCTGTCTCTCTGGTACGACTCTCGCGCCCTCGATCAGCATCATAGGCTTTTTGCTGATCTCACGAAGTACATCATTTGCAAGAGAAGTGTTCTCTGCATTTCTGTAATTGTCGTATTCCTGTTCCTCTCTCTCTGTTACCATGTAGGACTCACGATAGAAAGGCATCTCGTTTTGGATATCAGAGAAACCGCCAACATCTCTCAACTCTGCCTGTGCATCAAAGTTAGATGCTTTCAGTGAAACCGGAAGACCGCTCTTTCCCTTAATAAATCTAATGTCAAGGCTCTCCTGCTTTCTTGTACCAAATTTCTGTCTGCCGAGATAAGGTTGAGAACCTAAAGTCTTTTCATAGTTATTCCACATTACACCGAGACTTCTTGCGGTAAATGCTTCTGCTAATGGTAATGCCATAATTTACACCTCTTTCTTTAATCAAAAAAAGTAACTCTTGGGGTTTTGGCTTTTGCCGTTTCCTCAACAGTTACTCCGTTCTTTGTAAGTTTCGCATTGTCGATATCGCCCTCGTAAACGTAAGTTCCCGGTGCATCCCCCATCGTTACGTCAACATCATTAAGCAGATAACCTACACAGCTTTCATCGTTGGATGGAAATGGTGTTCCACCTTTTACGATCTTTCTTCCGTTTGCATCTGCGCTTGTTACCATTGTCTGTGGAACAATACAAGCGGCTCCCAGATAAGGGAAATGTTTTAAAATACCAAGTTCTTGAGTAAAATCTCTTTCAATAGGCTTACCCATGTTTTTACCTCCTAAATTACATAATGATTTTTTTCTTCTGCGGTAGCCGAATTGCTGCCAAAAGTAATCTTTTCAGCATTCTCGACATCCGCTGTCTTTTCGTTGTCTTTATTACCGCCAGCCGTGCCGCCGCCCGGATTCGTACTTCCTTTTGCAATCTCCTGTTCCTTGGCTTGTGCTGCGGCGGTCTCTTTTTCAGAGATAATCTTTCCAAGAACGTCATAATCAAAACTGCCATCGTCTTTTACGATTTGTGCTGCCTGCTCTGCAGTAACATTAAATTTAGATGCGGCATTGGCTCTCTGCGTGGCTATTGCCTGCGCTTTTTCAAGTTCCGCGATTCTCGCATTGGCTTTTTCAAGGTTCTTATTTGCCTGCTCGACTTCCGTGAGCTTTCCCTGTTCGATATCATCGAGTTGTTTCTGCAACTCTTCAGCTTTGTCAGCCTTTGTCTTGTACTCGTCAACCTTTGCTTTGGCTCTCTGTACGGAACTTCCGTAATCTGCCATGATCTTGTCCGCGTTTTCCTCGCTTAATCCCATAGCAATCAGATCTTCTCTTTTCATCCATTACCTCCGATATGTCATACGAATTTTTATACGGTGCAACGACACCGAACGACATTGTTGATTTTTACGCTCACAACTTTGCGAATTTTTATAAAATAAAAACAGCCGCCGATTACTCGGTGACTGTCTTATCTTTGTTTGTCTGGCGCTGTGTGCCATCTGTATTCATTTTATTTATCAATTCTTGTGCCTTTTTCTCTTGTGCTTCTACATCGTCAATGGTTTTCCACAAATTATCCAAGTATGGTTTCGATAGCAAAAATGTCTTTTCCGCATCTCCCCAAAGCCCGACAGATTTAATTGCCACAAGCGGATGAATACCGGCTTGTAAAAGCTGATATAGCGTCTGCGACTTGGTATACATATTGTCTTGTGGGCTATGGTTAATCTGAACATCAAAGTCACGCAAACTCAATCCCAAATCGTGATCCTGTATACGAATCACATTCAAAACAACTTTCGCAAGTCTTTTTTCAGCCGACTTTACAATTGGGTCTTTCAGTTTTGCTCTCGACTTTGAGAAGTCCCATCCGTTTCTAAGTTCAACCGCCCCCTGTGTATCTCCACCGGAATTATTGTTGTTCTTATTTGGTATGGCAAGAATGGACTGTGCATTATCCCACAAATCATCCTTTGCGACTTGGCACTCTGTCTGATTCAACTCTTGTGTCATAATGTCAACATCTGATTTATTCTGCTCATTGTTGGATTTTACGGTCAGCGCATGGGAAATCTTCATTTTTTCAAAGGTTTCCGGGTCAATGTCGCAATTTACAAACTTTATCCAAAACTGAACAAACTGCTCAACACCATCCATTCTATTTGACTGCATTGTGTTGATTGCATCCAATAGTCCGATTACAAGCTCAATATCAGAAATGCGCTCATGGTTGTTCGGAAACTCAACAATCGGGATTCCGCCAAAGCCATGCAGTTTCCAATCTCGAACTTCTCCGTTCACAATCTTGCATTCGTAAGAGTCCGTATAGCAGAGTTTATACATCTGTCCATCGGCATCCTTAAGCTCTTGGATTGCTAAAAGTGGTTCTTCTGTGGAACGGCTGTAGATAACAAACGTATTCATTGGCGTCGGTGCAACAATTCTAAATGGAATATCTTCATTTTTTGTAATCTGCACTGCCTTAAATGATGTTCCGGTTGCGGATTGCCATTCTCCTGCCTTAATGTCCTTTTCCTGCTTATTAGCATCGGTCAGATAATCGTTAAATTCATCAACCGCATTGTTTATACGGTCATCGTCTTTCCTACTGATAAGCTGAATTGGCTCACCGTAAGTCTGACCAACCTTGAATTGAACAATCTCATAGGCATGGTTTTCAGACACCTTATTGGTTATATCCGCATTCTGTACCTTTGTTCGGTACAATACAGGCTGATCGCCCTTGTAGTAGTTCCACAGATACCGAATGACTGTCTTGTTGAAATAAAATGCACCAATGCAGTTTCCGACAACATTTCTGATATTATCTGCCGTAATCTGTTCTACGTTAGCATATGCAATTTTTCTTCCATATCTGCCTTTTACAAGGTCATGAAAATACTGCTTGTTCATATAAATAAAACTCCACTACTGCAAGCGCGTTTCGGTATTGGCTTTGTTTCAATTTCGCCTGTTGCCACGCGATAAATCACAATATGATTGCATTTTTTACATTTACACGGATGATCTATCGTAGATCTCCCATCATAATGTCCGGCAATTCTTCCACAATCCGGGCAATATATAGTTACTTTTTTCATAGCAACCTCTTTCTTGTAAATAAAAAACACCGCCATTTCTGACAGTGTCTTTTACGGGTTATATGCTTTTGGGGTTGTAGGATTTTGTTTTTTCTATTCTTTTAGTATACCATGCAAGTTTTAGGAAATGTTGTGAAAGAGTGTGAACTATTGTGTACTTTTATGCACTCTTTTCAGAGTAAAGCTGTCCATAACGTCTTTCAAACTCCCGCAATGCTTTTTTTCTAAGTTTCATAATGTTCCTGTAGGAATATTTCATCTCAACGGAAATCAAGTTCCAATCTTTTCCATTAACGTAGTGTGATGAAAGCACGATATACACATCTGTATTATCCATGCTGTCAATTTGCGATATGATAATTCGTCTTTTATTAACCAATTCATCTACAAGTGTCTGAATCTCATTCTGCAAATCAACAATCTTCGATACCGCGCTCCCCATTTTGTCGGGATTGCCGGATGATTGCACATCCACCTCTTTCGGGGATATGGATATAGATGTTGCCATATCGGATAGTCTTTTTATTTCTTCAAGCTTATTTGCAATCGCATGGTCAATTCTGCTTATCTGTGAAAGATATTTGTCTGTTGTCATATCCTAATACCTCCTGAATGGGTTTACTGCCGCTTCTACCTTTGCTTGCGTTCCGCTTCGCATCTCGTTCTCAAACAAAGCAACTGAATCCGGTGCATCATCATGCTTTACTTTTCCACTTCTTGTCATTGTCGTAAGTTCTTTCATAAACTTGTAATATTGGCTCTGCCTGTCCATTTTCTTGAAATCGCGGAAATAATAATCACGAATGATGTTGTCTCTCGCATTTTCCATTCGAGTTATTTTGTTTGAACAATTAAACTTGAACCTTGCACTACATCTTCCGCCTTGTTTTTTTACAATGTCCATTACATCTCGACCAAAGTATTCTCCGGCACTGTTGCTCTCGAATGTAACCGTCTTTACGTTGTGCTTAATAAGCATATTTGCACATTCCGGCTTTGTAAACTGTGTTCCGGCATTGTCAAACACTACATCTACGATATAAACCTCGTTGCCGTACACATAGCCAATCGGCATTGAGCAGCTATCTTCTCCCTTATCTGCACTATCACAAGCCGCCATAATTGCATCTGGTTCTCGATCAACAGGAAGTTCCTCAAAATAATTAAGCTCATTCTCCGCAAACATTCGCCCTTTTGCTTCAAATGGTTCTTGTTGGAACTCTGCCGCCCACGTTTCTTCCGAAACAAGTTTTCGTTCCTTTTGGTAGTAAACGGTTGTGAATATCTTCCGCAATCCCTTTTTATCTTTTCGATAAATCTCCCAATTGCTTTCATCTGTGATTGGGTCAAGTGCAGGAATAGCAACTTCTTTCCATCTCCACTCCAATTCATCAGCTTTATTTTGTAAAGCCGTAATTGGGTCATACAAGCTGTATTTCGTTCCCTGTATGATAATAGGTGTTCCCTCTAATCGTCTACCGAGAACATCATCTGTTACTTTCTCGCAAAGAAACTCTAATCTATCTCTATTTCGTGCTTCCTCATGGTTTTTAACGCAGTCATCAATATAGACAAGCACATTTGCTTCGGTACATCCTACGATTGCGCCATCAATCGGACGGCAAGTAAATGTCGGGAAGATATTTTTGCTCTTAAGGTCGATTGATAGATTTTCAGCACTTTTATAGTCCTTTTCGCCTATCTTTGTTGCTTCCGGAAAAACACTTAAGAATCTGTTGTACGTGCTTTCTGTTTCAAATCCTTGCAATAAGCCACCATAAAATCGCTTAACAAGTCCTTCGCCTTTTCCAACACCGAATATACTTCCATCCGGGTCGCGCCCACCCATCATCTGCGCCAATTTCAGACCGCCTGTTGTTTTTCCGGTTCTTTTCGGTTGCGATACAGACAGGAAATCTAATTTTCCATCATAAATCTCCTGGTATGCTCCGACTACAGGTTGCAATACTTTTCTTCTTGGGAAATAAAATCTCTTCCACGGATCCTTTTCATCAATTTCAATGTAATAAAAAAAGCTGTCCACAAGATAGGCTGATTCATACATCAAAACATCGTAGAATTGTTGAAGCACTTTGTATGTCGTATCATGTTCCCCGGCATACACTTCTAAGTCTGCAACTCTGCCGCCTGTATATTGTTTGACATAGCTTGCTATAAGTTGTTTCGCCCTTGCGGATATTTTCAATCCATAATCAACGTCATGTTCTGTCCTTAAGGCAACCGCTACGGCTTGTATGTATGCATCTATTACCTGTTCATCAACGCCTTTTCTCTGTATGTAGTTTTCATATCCATTTACTGCATTGATTAACTGCTTTGAAGCCAAATAAAAAGCACCTCCGCAAAAGCAGAAGTGCCTTGACCTCTGCCTATAATTTTTCTAGGTTAGCGACTGAAACCATTTATCAGTCGGTAATATCACTTAATCAATATCTGCAATGCTTTCTACAAAGCAATTGTAATAAATATATCTCTTTCCGTTAAAATCAAACTTAACATATCCACCATCGTTTGTGCTAAGGTCAATCTTACCTTTGTATGTTGCAAGTTCTTTACCATCTGCCGTGTATACAGTAATGGTTCTCTGCATACCTCCATTTACATCGCTTTTCATATTTACCACAAATCTGTCCCACGATGCGCATCCGGTCATTCCTAAGCACAATGCCATCCCTAATGCGACTGCTAAAATTTTCTTCTTCATATGATTTATTCTCCTTTAAATTTGACGCTATTGCTTTTCATTGTACTTAATAATTCTTCTAATGTTCTTCTTCCAATATCTTTCCAACGAATGATGTCATCAGGTGTGTAATTACTCATATCTTCAATGGTTTCAATTCCGTGTTTGTGTAAAATTGCGTATAATCTAACCGAAATATTCATCTCTGATATTTTCATAATCTCGCTCCTAAATTCTTGCAACTACGTGTTCTTTTACAATTTCTTCTTTTCCCGAATCGTAAATAACCGAACCATTTTTATCAGTTTTCAGTTTATCAAATTCGCAAGTAACCTTTATGCCATCTTTGTTACTGCATTCTGCGTGATAGTCAATAACACATACTTTCTTCTGCCATTTTCCATTGGAATAAATCTTTGTGTAACCGCCTTTTCTGGTTTTGATTATGATTTTTGAACGTGTTTTCTTCATTTATTCCCCCAATAATAAGTTTTAAGTCAATATCTAATTCCCTTACAAGCGTCATGAGTCGCCCGAACTTCAAGCCATAACTCGCAATGTCCTTTAGCAATTCCTCTCGCCTGTTTTATGATGTCAAAATATGACATATTGAACTCTTTTTTGTGTTTAAGAAAATGCTTGATGTAAAAAATCATCTCTTTTTCGTACAATTTTCTGGTATTATGTTTTACCCTGTTGTCAAAAATAAGGCAATGTATTCTCTCGCTCATTTCCAATGCACCTTAAACCCTTTCGCTTCATACTCCCCTACGGCTTTTTTAAGGCTCATATCTTCCTCATACTTTTCATTCAGCATAATCACTACATTGCCTTTTTCTATGCCATATATATTGCAATTTGCAAGTTTCTTAGCCGTTCCAAGAATAGCTTTTGCCTGCTTTCGGCTCATTTCATAGGTTTGGGTTCCCATATTAACAGTCATTCATAAACTCCTCAAAATCTTCCATACATTTATAGCACAAGTCGTATACAGTATTAAAAGTGCTGTTCTGTGTAATCAAATTTCCGCACAGTTTTCCTTTTTCAATTTCAGCACCACATCTATCGCAAGCGCGCCATTCTTTTTGATGTTTCATATAAAAACCCTCACTTATCAAATAAAAATCCGTTATTGGCCATTCTGTGTTGTTTGAATAGCGTTTTAACATTGGGAGTCCGTGTCTTTTTCATAAAATATACACTCTTTAGGGCATATAACTGGGTAAACAAAATAACAATTGCTTTTCTCATTCACGCATGTGTAAGTCGCGCCAAGCACTCCGCAACTTAACATTCCGCAATATTTACAATCTGTAGGTTTCTGAAAAAGTATATTTTGTAATAATTTATTCATTCTTCCACCATCAAACTATTTATGATTCTTCCACCAAAACAACACTTTTCCGCAAGGAATACTGTGCGACTGATGCATAAATTCTTCTGAACCCTCATAAACAATTACAGAGTTAAAATCAATGCGGTCTTTAAATAGTTCACAATTTTTAGTAACTTTTTCTAAAGCATAATTGGTTGCTTCATCATAAGTCTTGAACCATTTTTCCGCTGCACCATATGCAAGTGCGCAAGTTCCGCTCTCGTCAAATACGATATATCCGTCTTTACTTTGCGTTAATTCATTCATTTTTAACCACCTTTCAAACCAATCCGTACATATATAGAATATCAAGTGGTGTTATTCTATCTCGCTTAAAAGAATTTCTGACAATATAATTTGCCAACTCCCCATCTTTCCATCCGTCCGTACTTGTCATAGAATCATAAATCTGTTTATATTCTCCGGTCAGTTTGTCAAATTCAAACCATCCAAAGTCAAGTGTTACTCCGTAATCATAAAATCCCCTGTCAGACCACTTTCTGACATAATACATTAACTGCTTGTACGAAAATCCAAGCCTTTCAAAAATATTTCCAATAGTTCTTATACTTAATTCTCGATTGCTTGAATGCAATTTTCTTTTCTGTTCATTCACGCAAGCTCTAAAAAATATTTCTTCTAATGGTTTCATTCTTCCACCGCCTTTTAAGCCAACCCTAGCATACATAAAATATCAAGTTCCGATATTTCTTTTGCGCCCTCTCTTGTGTGCGCAAGAATTTCTTCCATCGAGTATTTTTTCATATCGTTGCACTTACTCTTATCAAAATTGCTCGAAAAACAGTAATGCAGGCAATACCCATATCCGATTCCAAGTTGAGTACCGTATATGCTCTTGCAGACAACATTGTAATTTTCTGTTTTTAAAATATCATGTTCTCCATCTAAGAAACATTCTTTTCCGTTGTTATCCATTTTCTTTTTGAGATATTCAAGAAAAATTCTCATGTCTTTTTCTGAATCGGAAATATACAAAATAGAATCTTTCTCTCTGTCATCAATTATTTGTTTCGATTCATTGCCACAGTAATCACACATATTACACCAACTTTCTGCCGCACATAGGGCAAAATTTTATGTCTTCGATTCCGATTCCAGACATAAAAGGGTCGCTGCATCCGAAGAATAAATGAAATGCACTTTCAAATTCAACAATTTGTGTTTCATTTTTTTCTGGATAATATCCGCCTTTAAAAGCTCCTTGCTTGATTTTTTCCAATTTTCCTATTTTGCAACAAAATTCACACATTCTTACGCCCCAAATCATAGCAAAAATCGGAATCCTCATGAGATTCCGTGTCTTTCGTGTACAACAAATGTAATTGAACTGACAAGATGCACTCGATCAAAGGCTACCAAACGCATAGGGATATTTTCGAGTGTCCTGTCTGAACTGCTTTTGTTGTACTTCCTACTCACAGCCTGTTTGTTGTGCGTTTCTTTTATAATCCACTTCGCATACTCCTGTTAAAGAATACGCAAGACCCCTCTGTCGTTGGGATTGCAGGAATCGAACCCGCGACAACCCGGATATAAGCCGTGTCTTCTACCACTGAATTAAATCCCAATATAGTGATCGGTACGAGATTTGAACTCGTGTTGCCACCGTGAAAGGGTGGTGTCTTACCGCTCGACTAACCGATCAAAACCGCCACAAGACGGTTAGCAATATGTTTTACGTGCTATGCATGGCACTATCCTGTTTTGTTTTAACGATGATTCAGCAGGAATACCCATCGTTGTTACTACTTAACGAAGTCTTAATGCTTCCATTTCGAGGTCTTGATGCCTCTGCGCCACATTATAATTGCCCGTGGTATCATACAGCCAAAACATAGACCATCTGCAAGCAAACAGCATAATTTGACCGAGTAGGTGGGTGAGGATTTGAACCTCACATAATCGGATTCTGAAAAGGTGTTGTTGCTGATTACGGATGATTTTCCACCTATCACTTGGCAACACTCTTACCGATCAGCTTCTTTGCTTGCATTTCGTTCTGCCACCACCTAACTTCTTAAGGGGAATTACATTTTCACAGCTCGGACACCGTGGGATAGATGCCCGAACCATGATTGACTGCTATATGGATTGCACGTCTGCAAATTACAAAGCAGATACCGCTCAACACCATATAGTCTTACGCCAAGATGCCGTCCTCTGCGACAAATACCACCGGACGGTCTCGCACCGTCCTTAACAGAATCGTCCTAGTGGCGAAAGGAGGAACCCAAATGCTTGAATCACTCAACCAATGGTTCAAGTACATATGAAAAACATACGTGGCTACATGAAACGTCAGCATGTAACCAGTTAGGCTACCAGGATTCGAACCCGGGAATACAGGAATCAAAATCCTGTGCCTTACCGCTTGGCGATAGCCCATCATTTCCAAATGACCATAATATTCATTGCAAAAACCGCGTATGAAAGCAAATACCCCATTGCGTTTGAATTGTCTGTCTGCTTTACCTGTCCTCCCATAAGTCCAAGTATTACAAGGGCATCTATCGCCGTAGCGATTATATTTAAAATCATATCAATATCTCCCATCCTCAAAGCTGTGTTCCTGTTTGAATCGTTCCATTTCATTCACGCTCATACCGAAAAGTCCGGCAGATGAATCAGAGCCCGTATGCTCGAAATACTCGCCCTGCTGTGGAAACATAAACCGGAACATGGCATAGTTTGCAACATCACACAGGTATTCAAGGTTTCCGGTCTCTTCAAACTTGGCAAGGCACATTTTCAAACTTTCGATTGCATCCACATTCCCGTTTGAAAAATTCATTCTTGCCGGTCCGTATTTGTAATACGACTGCTCAATCAAACCTTTGCGTTTTTCATCAAAGGTTTCGGAATACTCGGTTTTCATCAACTCATTGCTGCAGCTTGCCATTAAACATCACTTTCCGCTCTGTGGTTTGCTCTTTCAATGTCAAACCCTTCCGGATAACGTGCCTTAAGTTTGTCTACATTCATCTGCATGATCTCATCAAGGCTCCAGCCGAAGGATTCACAAAGCATTGCAAGATACCAACAAATATCGCCAGCTTCTTTCTTTGCGTGGTCAATATCAAGCTGTTTCTCGTGGAAAATCCACTTTTTAATCATGTCGTTGAACTCTCCAACCTCACCGGATAACCCAAGGCAAGCATTAAAGATACCGCCAAGGTCATAATCTTGCAACGCAGATGCGATATTGTTATTTTTGCAAAATTTAAGCAAATCGAGTTTATCCGAAATTCTTTCTGTCGCCTTGTGGTTTTTCGTCCGCATGGCTAATTTCTGGTACTCATTTCCGGTCATATGTCATTCTCCTGTCCGAAACACTTTTTTGTTTTTAAAAAATTTTTGGAAATTTAGTTGCGATTCGCAACGTGAAAGTGAATTGTTATAAATTTATTATAGCCTATTTACGATGAAAGTCAATGGGTGTTGTAAGTGGCTTTTTATTTTTTGAGGTATTTAAGGGACTTAGTAGCCGCCCTGTGGTCTTTCTGTCAGACCCCCTCCCCATCCTTTTCTTGCAAACATGGAAATCTAAAATATTTTCCATTTCGTTTTGTTGTCATTGTGTGAAAATCAAATTGTTTTAATACAATTCATGTTATACCCTTGTAACTATTCGCAAAACCTAACTTTTCCGAATAGTTCACGAATAGTTAAAACGCTACAACCCTTGATATTACTGTATTTGTGAATTGTAGAATAACCGCACACAATTTAAGCCGTATTATTTGCAGCCACACCGACAAATTGTGTATCAATTACGTGCAATTCTTGGCTCTTTTTCTCGTCCAGCCTTGGCAACTCCTGCGCTGTGATTGCCTTTCTTTGGGTGGCATTATCTCCAATTCCCGGCTGATTCATGCCGAATTCGTTATTTCCCACGAACATAGTACCCACTGGGCTGTTGGAGTCGTATGCACGATCAAGGATACAATCCTTGCGAGTTCGTTGTAATTTTTGCCAAATCTTAAAAGCCAACGAACTTGATTCCTCATCTTTCCACAGGTCAAATGTTGTTGTAGGTATATTACAAAAATAACTAAATGCCACTGTACTTACCAGCTTACTGTACACGTTGGAGATATATATATAATAATCACAGAGTTTATATAATACCTCTCTGTCATACCTGTTACAGTTAGTCGGTATAGTTGCATTACCAAGAGGTTTTAGACTCTTGTCTTTTAGTACCGATGTATCCGGGAATAAATGCATACCAACATACTGCATAACAGCTTTCCATTGTCTCTGTCCAGCTTTTAACAAATCTTCGATGTGAAATTCTATACAAGCGTTGTCTATTAAATCCTGTACAGTTGATGTGTATATCTGTACTGTACCTAGATCAACTATAAGTCTTGTAAGATCTACGTTTTCTATATCCTGCATATATTCACACCTCCAATCCGTTTTATTTCTCTCTGCTTTTGGTATACACTATTTCCGGGTTTAAAGTCAAGCCTTAATTTTTTACGGTGGTATTATATACTTACGCCGCGCGCGTATGCGGATATACACTTACTATAAACCTATAGGCTTTAAATACAGTATATTATTATTAATTTAAAAGATTAAGAAAAAGATAGAGAAAGAGAAACATAGTTCTGAAAAAGCGACGTCAGACGATTGTCTCGCCTTATGTCAGACGATTGTCAGACGATTTTTTGTAAAAACTGATACTATTCTATCATTTTGGGGCTTGTCAAAGACCTAACACAACTAGCCTTGTTTATAAAAATTTAAGAAAAGTTTTATAGTTTGTTTACAGTTTTTCGGAGATTTTGTAAGAAATGCCCGGATACGTTGTTGATTTTGGACATGACAAAAAAGAAAAGGCAATCGAAAAAGCTGCCCTTGTTTGAAAATATTTTCTTGACTTTTGGTCTATTATATGTTATTCTTAGCCACGTAAGTTTTGGAAGATTAGGTTTAGTACCTATTCAAATTTACGTGACTGTTGCCGGTGGATTATCCACCGGCATTTTTAAAACTTGTATTTGCCGGTTTCATCAAAATCAGATTCCTCAATTTCAACAATCTGATTTTCGGTTTCGCGCATAAATTTTTGATAATACGCTTCTCCGTTCCTGGAAAGTATTAACTCATACAGTTCCTTGTCAGACAATTTCTTTCCATCCAGAAAATTATCTACTTTCTCATAATCAAGCTCGCCACTCTCATCTTTAAAATCGGCATCATCAAATGATTTCCCGTATTTTTCCAAGAGTTCCGTATCATAAAGGGGGAAATCTGGATCGCTAATTATTCCTCTTCCGTCCAGCGCATCGAAAAGCTCCTTGAAACTTTCCGCTTCCTGCTCATATTCCACGAGTCCATTCATACTTGTTGCCTTCCATATAATCACATTCCGTTCTCCTTCCCTTATTTGCAAGTTACGTCAACCCAGCAGTGCCATTGACCGCACGGCAATCTGTCTTGCCAATCCGAAAAATTTTGGTTGTGCGGGCAGTCGGAACACTTTCTGGAATTTTTCGGATTGCAATCAAAATCTTTGACTGCTTCGTTCTCTGCAACATCCGGCTGGCTCAACCGTTCTGCGGTTACCCAACCCAACCCCGCATAAAAATACAAGGTCATTCCGTTCTCCTTCTTCCTCTTCAGATTTTCTAATTTTAACATATGTCGTTCCCCTTTCGGCTCTGTGCTGTTTTCTTGATCTGACTATACTATAGCACACATATATCACTTTTACAAGTGATATTTTATTTTTTTTGCAATTTCTTTTTCAGTTCCAAATCTTCCGGACTCTCTACATATATAAAGATGTCTTTCGGCTGCATATCCAAAAGCAGACAAAGATTATTAATGCTCTTTGCATTTATATTTGTGTCCTCACGTTTTATTTTTTTGAGCGTTTCTTGACTTAACAATCCGCTTGTTTTAGCCATGTAGGAGTTAAAGCCGATGCGCTCCAACGCGTCCCCTACATTAAACTTGTATTTTAGCATTGTTTGTTATCCCTCCTTAATGTGATCTTATAAATCTACTATATAATAAGATGTTTTTAAAGTCAACAAAAATATTACTAAAAAAAGTGATAAAAGGTATTGACTGTCACTATATAAAGTGATATTATAATGGCAACAAGGGAACAGAATGAACGAAAGCGAGGAAAACAACATGGAAAGAATCAAAGAGTTAGAAAATGAATTAACAAAGGTTTGCGGCACTTACGAAAATGATTGCTCCAAATGCCCGAAACAGAAGGAATGTGAAGAATATTGCAAATTGGCACAGATTTACGAAATAGTAAACAGATAAGAAAGAGAGGGTCTAAATATGAAAACAAACGATACAATCAAAGTGCATTTATACGATTTAAGCAATAGGGAGATACGAACTAGAAACTATGACAAGACTTTTTGCGTGTACGAAAAAAGCGGAAAACTTGGAATTGACTGGAACACAGAAAAAAGCCCGTACACCTGCAAGGGTGATGTGTTTACACCATTCGAAACCTTTGCGCAATCTGTAATATTTGAAAATATTGAGACTGGGGAATTTTTTCACTTCTCAAATATCGAAAATGCCGTTGTTAGCGTTGAAATAGCATAGCCGAAACGCTCCAAGATCGGAGCGTCAGCCGTGGAATGGTCGCCCGGCTCTGATGATGGCAGACCAGAAAGGGAAAATATGAAGAATTGGACAATAGAACAATTATATGACCTTTGGAGAAATCGAGGATATACGAAAAAAGTAGCGCAGGCGAAAGCTGAAAAAGACTACAAGGAAATGCACCGAAAGAAATCGGACATAGAACAGCATCAGACCATGCAAGAAATGCTTTACAACTAAGTCGAAACCGCCCACGCGGCGGTCTGCAGGAACTGCCCCACCTGCACCGATGAGACAGGGCGCACAATGAATGGAGGAAATAAACATGAAAAAGAAAATCTTAGCCATTGTATTAGCTGCAGTTACCCTTGTAAACCTTGCACCAGCAACAACGGAAGCAAAGGCCGCGCGCACCTACAAAGTGCGCGGAACCGTACGGAATTTTAGTTATACCTATACCTACGAGGACGGCGAAGGGCTGACTGGAAAAGGATTTGACATTTATACCGCAGATGGGAACATCTGGGAAATGTCCGACACGGACACAGACGCACACTTTAAAGACGGTCAGAAAGTTATTGTTAAGATCAGCGACAACGGAACGCCAAAGGATAAAACCGACGATCGTATTATATCGGTTAAAAAAGCAAAATAAAGCACTTAAGGCGGTACCATTCCGCCTTTTTCGCGTGCTTGGCACATCCGTTCCGGTTCGATTCCGGGGACGCGGACTACATGGAAACTGATTTCCATGCGCAAATTGACAAATAAACGTAACACAAGGAGGCGGGAAAGATGGGAAAATATGAATATATCGGAAAAAGGGAAATCATGCGCCGGGTGTCTGCCCTTGGTTATCTGGAAATATCCGGCAAAATGTGCGGCTACTCAAAGTTTGATGGCGTGGAATGGGTGGAGTCTGCAAAAATCAAAATAACCGCGCAACGCGGCGGCGATTGGTTACAGATCACGCAAAAGCCGGAAAATATAACGCACACTTACAGCCGGTACGATGGGAAAAACTATCTTGACAAGTGGTAAAATGCGGTCTATGCTAGATTGTAACTATAGTCGGGCAAGCGTCTTCTGGCGTTTGCCTGTGATCTGTGATATTATCAAATATCATCGGTGCATTATCTATATATGGCATAACATATAGTGTATTTGTGTTATTTGCGGAATGCCGCAGATAATTGCACGTTTGTTACACGTTTTTGGAAATCCGTGAAAATGGAATCTCGACCCCAAAAACGCTACCCCAGGGGGGTACAAAAAAATTACGAAATATTTTTTGGGGCGCGGAAAAAATTTTCTTTCATCAAAAACCCGCCAGTTAGGCGGGTTTTCTTATTTCTTCTCTTTCATTACAATTTCTAAATCAAGCCCCAATGCATCCGCAATCTGCCGCATTTCCTTTTCTGAAAAGTTGTCACGTTTCATTTTTTGCGAAAGATTTTGTGAGCTGGTGTCAATAAGTCTTGCTAGATCGGTCACTCTTAATTCCTTTTCAATAAGCGTATGTTTTACGATTTTTGCAAACAATGTACCGCCTCCTCTCTCTTGACGTGTTTCAATAATATCATAAATAAATTTATTATTCAATTATTTAATTACAAACAATACTTGACAATCACAAAATAAACCGTATAATGTAATTAAAGAGTTACAACAGTAATTGATAAGTTACAGAAAGGGGCACAAATATGGCACAAATAGAACAAACCATCACTACTTTAGAGATTGCAGAAATGATGGAAATGCGTCACGACAGAGTTTTAAGAAAATTGGAAGGACAGGATGTAAGGGGAAAACATACTGCAGGAATCATTGAAATTTTGACTCACCACAATTTAGGTGCGAGTGATTATTTCATTCCATCTACCTACAAAGATGAATCCGGAAAAGAAAACAAGTGCTACAAAGTAACCAAGTTAGGATGTGATTTTCTTGCAAACAAATTCAACGGAGAAAAAGGCATCGTATTTACTGCCCGATACGTGAAACGTTTTACCGATATGGAGAAAGCCATAAAGAAACCACAGGCGGCATTGCCGAAAAATGATGACCTATTTGCAGATTGTTACATTTCAAAACAGCAATTGGACGCATCACGCGGAGCGTGGTTCAGAAAAAATAATTGGAAATTAAAAATTATCATGGAACAGTTTGGGTGGACGAGAAAATTTTTATATCACAAGATTCTCGTGGAGCTATCTGACATTTACGACTTAGAACTTGAAGAAAAGTTCTATGTACAGAGGTTTGGCTATAGGCCAGAGTACAAATTGGATTTGTTGGATGGCAGTAAAAGCCTTGCCAGACTTGCGACAGGATATATCAACTATTTATTAACAGAAGAAGGAGACTACTAAAATGGAAGAATTATTAAAAATTGCTTATGAAAACTTTTTAGACACAAACGATGTAAACAATTCAAAGAGTGTAAGAATTATCAATTCTGCTTGCTACAAGATGTATGATTCGGTTGACAGCCTTAAGGATGTGTTGAGCGAAAAACTGTATAACGACATTAGCGATAAGATAAGGGATGGTGTTTGCGACATTCAAGAAGCGGCTTTTATTGCTGGATTCGCGTGTTGCGCAAAGTTCCTTACAAATGGCAAAACAGACTTGTTACCAAACGAATAATATATTTATCCGGCGGCGATTCAAACCGCCGGATTTATTTTTGCCCTAGCGCAACGATGTTTTCTTTCGTAAAAATCAAAGACCGCGCCGCATAGTCACTTTTACTCAGCTCTTCTATCAGCTTTTCCCTAGTCATTTCCGGATTCGTCCGGTGCACGTACTGCAAGAGTTCTGAAATTTTATCCATTATGCAACAACCTCCATAAGTTCAATCAATAGTCTGTCCGCTATTTCAAATACTTCTCTTCCGTATGTAGCCAAAAAGTCTGCTACAATTTCCTCTGTGTCAATATCCATGTATACATTATACGAAAGACAGAACGCATGACACAATTCGTGGCATAACACACGGTCAAGGAATCTTCCGCGTAGATCATCCGCAAGATATATCGTTTTCGTGTCCCTGTCGGTCATTCCTACCGTTCTGCTTCCATCACTTCTCTGTAGCATATCGCTGTAACGCGATACTTTGACCAAATTCCACATTTCGTTGTTTATTGTGAACAATTTACCACCTCGCAAACAAAGAGGGCAAAATGCCCTCTCTATTACATTTTCGTGACAAGCGTAGCCAGCTTTGTCTTGGTTAACTGTTTCTCTTCTGGGGACATACCGGAAAACAGTTCGGTCACATCTTCCGAAAGAGATTTCATGTACTTTTCGAGTTCTTTCATCTTTGCGTCCTTATCTTCCGGTGAATTTCCGTTATGCATTTCCTTTGTCTCCATGTAACTTCTCCGACTCATACCGGCTCTGCCCTCTCTTGCATCGTGAGTACCGGTACTCATGCCATTATTTCCGCTCATAGGCTCTGAATAATACATCTTTCCCATACTCATTCTGTCAAGGTCTCTCATTCGGTCGTATTCCGGCATTCTCTCCCATTCGTGGTAATCTTCCGGCATCTGATGATAATATGGCGGTTCTACATATCCTCTGCGTGTTCCGCGTCCTTTCGGTGCGAATCTGCCATTTGAGTACCGGTACTCATTGTAGTATCTTCTTCCCGGATAATCCCCAAATTCTTCCACCATGCGCATGATTTCTTCATCTTCAGACTTTTTCATGGCTTCAACAATGTTATAGTCTTTGTCAAAGCATACGATATTCTTTGCAATCTCCGTCCAATCCTTGAGATCATCAAGGTTTTGACCCTCAAAATTCTCAATTCCGATGCCGTCAACGTGGGCTTTCACGCAATCCATAATCTGTTTCGCAAACTTATGCATAATATCAAGCCTCCCTTACTGCAATCAAATTACTGTTCTGTACTTCAATAGCCTGTGTAGATGTATTCTGCACCGCTACTGTACTGCAACAGCCACAAGGTACATCAACGTATGCCTGAGCCGAAACGTTAAATAAATTTTGTACTGCTGCCGGAGTAACTATCATTCGTGTTGACTGTAAAGGCTCTCCGTCTACTGCAATGGCAAGTGATATAGCTCCAACTGTGCCGCCTGTCGGTATCTGAATGTTGCCGGAATACGATACCAAAAATCTAGCCTTACACTGATTTGTGATACCTCTTAACTTGATAATTCCACTTCCCTGTCTGTGTACGATACATTTTGTTCCATTTACTGCCGTTTCTGTAAATGCAACATCTTCTCCAGCGGCAACGGTTTGTAATGCAATTCCTGTTACTTCCATTATTTTTACCTCTCTTCCATAAAAATAAGGGCAAACATTATAGTCTGCCCTTTGGTTATAAGTAATACTGCATAGCAGACATGATCGAGTTAAACTCAATTAAGATACTCAATTATTTAGTTTTAGCAGCCACATCCTGTGTTGCATCCGCATCCATATGCATAAGCATTTGGGTTAGGTACAACATATGCCGGAATAGCAGACGGATTTACCGCGTTGATAATCTGCTGTGTCTGAGCCGCCATCTGAGTTGTAAGCAGTGCGCTCTGACGATCCTGTGAAGCTGCTCTGCGAAGGTCGTTATTTTCTGCCTGTAAGCTAGAAATTTTCTCATTGCAGAGATAATCAAGAATAGCGCGTGTTCCTGCATTCTGACTGTCGATAATGTCTCTCGTGTTGCTGTTCATGGTGTTCTGCAACGCGCAAGTGTTAGTTGCCATGTTGTAGTTTACGCCTTGGATAGCTTCTCTTGTTTCACAGCAGCAGTTAGCAAGCTGTGACTGTAATGCGTTTGTATTCTGCATGTTAGCGACTGTATCAGCGTTGATAGCCTGCTGAATGCCGAATCCGGTCTGCAAAATGTTTGTGTTGATGCCATTCATGCCGGTTTGCACTGCATAGAATCCGTCACAAAGTCCGTTTGTAATGCCATCAAGTTTTGACACAACCGCCTGATTATCAAATCCGCGCTGGATTTCGCTTCCGACACCACCATTCATTCCGTTTCCTCCGAATCCGTTACCGAATCCACCCCATCCGAAAATAGCGAAGATAACGATAATGAACCATAACCATGAGCCTTCTGCGCCCCATCCATTGTTATTTCCGTTTCCGTCAATGTTCGCAACAAGCGGAACGGATGCACAATTACCTGTGTTAAACATAGAATTTACCTCCATAATTCATTTTTTATATACATAATCTTGCAAGAATTAGTATCACATTCCTAATTGACTTTTAAACGATTCAAAAGCCTTGTCTGCGTCAATTCCCTTTTCTTTGCACAAATTCCTAGCCATCTGCTCAATGCCCTTGGAATCTCCCTTTTGTGCCATCTGCATAGCATTTCTAGCCATAGGGTTGTTCATTACGCTTTTATTCCCCATCATTTGTTGTAAAAACTGCTGTGGGTTTTTCATTCCCTGTAACATCTGCATAGGATTCATTAAGACTCACTCTCCTTTTGTGTTCGTGAAGATTTTCTTTGCGCTTGCGAAGATAACTTATCTTCCAACTCTTCCATTTTGCCAAACAAACAATCCAATTTGTCAGTAATAGCCTTTGTCGCATCGTCAGACAGCCCTATTTCAATTCTTTTATCGTCACTCGAAGAATCTGCCATCTGCTCATTAAAAGGCTTGTAAACGGTCTTTCTGATTGTTCCATTGGCATCCCATTGTTTCGCAACGATTGCGCTCATGTCCTGCATCGGGAAAAACGCAACACTTCCATCCATAGGTACATCATTCGCCATGATCGCTGATTCCGACTGTACTACTTTTCCTTGGATTCCAAGAAACTGTGGTTGCATCTGCGGAATCTGTGGCTCTGGCTGTTGAAACCTCTGCATTGGGTTGTACTGATAAGCGGCATAGCTTGGGTTTGGGTTAAATGCCATATTCTGATTTTGCATCTGATACATTCTCTTCCTCCAATACTTCCTTGATTGCGTGAATCATTGCTGACTGATACACAAGCGGAACCTTTGACACATCTTCTCTTGTTAAGATTTTTTCAAGAATTTCATCTGTAAATAACATTCCGCATCCCTCCTATGCTTATATTTTTGCATAAAAAAATACGGTTCTTCCGCAAAAAATAAGCAGAAAAACCGCATAAAAAAAAGAACGCCACAGCGTTCCAAGTTTACCATTTTCAGAAAAGAATCTAAAGCACTTGCGCAGACTCCTTTCTTTTGTGTTCAATTTTTGAGTACCATTTTGAGTACCAATTTTTTTAAGACGCCGCAAACACAGTGTTTATGCGACTTTTAAAACAGTCCGTACGGGAATCGAACCCTAAAGTAATTGCCTTGAAATGGCTTAAAATAGCCATTCTTTCAATTTTTCTTTGAGTACCTTTGAGTACCAGGGACTCATAATGCTTCGATTAAGTCAAGTTCCTGTCTCTTTTCCTCAATTCCGGTACGATCAAAATAATAATGATCTTTTGTGCAACTAATGTCTGTATGCCCCATGGTATCAAGGATTGTGGACTCTTTCACTTTTCCGTCAAGCAAGATACTTCCGTATGTCTTTCGGATTTTGTGCGGAGATTTCACTTTCATTCGCAGTTCATGTTCGCAGATATAGCGCAAACGTTCACGAAAGTTGTAGGATTTCAACCGTTCTCCGTCTCTCTCAAATAGATATTCCCCGAAGGGATTTCTCTTTCGTACTTCATCAAGAATCCATTTGTACTTATCTGGAAGTATGGCAAATCGCAATCCTGCTTCTGATTTTGGAAAATCTTTGACCTCATAGTGAAAACCGTCATCATCCCGGTAACGAGTCTCTGTAGAATTGATAGCAACCGTGTAGTTTTCAACATCTTTCCGCTTTAATGCCGACAATTCCCCGACACGAACTCCTGTCTTAAACATGAATAACAATCCAAGGTTCACGATATCCAAGTGATTTCTAAGGTACATCTCCATGCGCTCCTTTTCATCCGGCATATATACTTGGTCTTTTGCTCGTCGGACTACGTGTTTAAACGCTTTTGGCGATATATCCATGTCTTTCAGCGTGTATGTAATGGAAAACTTGACATATTTCTTCCGCTTGGCATACTTGAAAATTCCATAGATCAGTGTTCGAAAATTTGAGAATGCCTTGGAAGTCATGTTAAAATCATGGATGCTATTTCGTATAAACGTTTCAATGTCGCATTCGTCTACACTTTTTATTCTCTTATCCTTGATACCGTCAAAGTACCTCTGAAAGTCCATTAAGTATCTGTCATAGGTTGCCCTGCTGATCTCTTCAAGTTCCAGCTTTTGTGAAATCCAACGGTTGAAGATTTCCTCTACTGTAGGATCATCCTCTCTCTCTTTCCAATAATCAATGATTTTCTGCTCGACCGCTTCTCTGCGCTTTGCCTTGATTTTACGTCTGCCTTTTACTTCATCCGGCAGATATGAGTACCAGTTCTCATCCTTTCCTTGATAGATTTTATAAGGGTTTTTGTTGAGTAATTTTTCTCTCTTTTGCATAGTGACTTGTTTCTGCACAAGTGCTATGTCGAGAATACCACTATCAACGGCATATTTCAACAGTTCTTTTTCATCCAATCAAATACCCCCGTTCTTTCTATTTTATCTTTTATATCTCTCACTCTGTACTCTATCGTTCTTAGTGATAGATTTTCTTTTGTGGATATTTGCTTTTGTGAAAAACCACGGCAGAGAAGAGAGAAAATCCTCTCCTCTTCTTCCGTGAAATTGGCATTTTCTTTGATTTGTTCAAGTTCTGGCTTAATGAATTTTGTAAATTTCATAAGCCATTTCTCCTTATTTTATTGGTTGATATTTAAGTTTTTAAACATAGCACACATAACATCTACGACAATACTGTTTCCGAATTGCTTATACAACTGCGTATTACTGTTTACTGCTGCCATTTTGTCAATATCTTCATCAGATACTCCCATCAGCCGTCCACACTCTCTCGGTGTTAGCTTTCTAATACGATATTGCGTGGCAATATGGCTATTCGCATATCCGTGTGTTCCGGCTACAAGATTAGCCGATATGCCATTATCAGAAATAACTGTACCGCATTGGGAACCGTTGCTTGATATTTGACCGACTTTTTGGATATTATTTTCAAGCAATAAATTATCTTTCTGCACACTCGTTAAGCAATTACTTGTACCTTGCATATTCACCTCTAATCTCTGCTCTGTTAGACTTCCCGCAGTTCTATCTGACGGATTATTGGGATTTCTGCCACGCATAGCAACTATGCACATATTGTCTTTATGACTGCCTATGCCTTTATAATATCGTGATGTCACTGTGCTTGAAGTAGGTGTATTAATGTCGCATATTTCCGCATTATCTAAGCTGTCTAAGTGTCCGTTAGGCATTTTATCTAATTTGCATGGAATTTGCTCTTCAAGAATTTTCGGCTCTTGATTGCCACCTTGCATTGTACTCAATGTTGGACTGCACCCCCCCCCACATCATAAATTCTGTTGGTGCTCTCAAATTTTGATTCAAGAGAGCCTATTACATTTACATCTGCCATTACTTCAATCACTCCGCTACTTGTTTTATTGGCTCTTAGGGTAGGACAAATACCCCCCCTAAGTACCTTTTCACCACCGAATTTTTCACTTTCAAAAAGCACTATTCCGATAGCGTCTGTTAATTTTTCCATTCAATTACTCCATTCATTGTATCAAAGCCTGTTCCAAAGCCTTTATAATCTCTAGCGCACAATGTTTTGGCTACATCATTACCAATTTTATCTACATGATTATAATTAAGCATTGCATTTATTCTCGGCAACGAGGTTTCCATCTGACCGCAAGTTTGATATTCCGCAGTCGTATTTTGCTTTGATACAGTTTGCAACTTCTCTTTGCTGCGGCTTATTGATTGTTCCGTCAACGCAAGTCTGTCTGTCTGTCTGTCTGTCTGCCTGTCTGTCTGTCTGTCTGTCTGTCAAGATTGTGTTGTGGCAATGTGCCGTTGTCAATAAGCTGTTTTATCAGCTTGTCAGCCTTTTCATTGTTGATGTAATACTTTTCATCTACATTATCCTCAAGATAGTCTTTCAACTTCTTTTTGAGTGGTATAGGCTGTGGAAAATCATATGAGTAATTGCCAAGGAACGAAAACATAAAGCATCTATTTCTATTCTGCGCCACTCCATAATTTTTAGCATTCAAATCTTGCCAATAATTTGTGTACCCTAAACTTTCCAGGAAACCCAACCACTTCTCAAAATCATTGATGTTTTTCTTGCCGTGTACTTGTGACACGTTCTCCATGAACAAAATCTGTGGTAATTCTCCGTTACTATCTCTAATTTCTGTTAGTATTCTCTCAACTTCCCACAACAGACCGCTTCTTGTACCACTTCCCTTAGACATTCCAGCTTGTTTCCCGGCAACTGATAAATCCGTGCAAGGAAACGAGTAAGTAAGTAGGTAAGTAAAGGTTTCTGTGCCGCAAATATTCAAATCTTCTGCATGAACCTTTGTTATGTCCATTGTGGGGAAATCCGTACCATGTACTGCGTTATAGCTTGCAATAGCGTACTTATCAAACTCAACAACTCTGTAATGTTCAAACTTAGCGCCTATTCTCTTTAGTGCCATTGCCTGACTGCCGTAGCCGGCGAAAAGTTCTATTAAGCGAATAGGCTTTGTTATGCTAATTGGTTCTCTTGTGAAGTCAAATATGCTCATTTGATTATCACAAGAATAATTTTCAAAATTCATAAAATCTACCAAAAGGAAACCTCGGTTTTATGTGCGCACAACCTATTCCTTTCTTTGATTTTTAGTTAGTTATCTTCTTTTCTCTTAAAATCCTCGCAAGGCACATCAAGCAAGCAACCGCATTTTTCGGTTTCCATTCCTCCCCAATATGTCTTATATCTGTAAGAGTTTTCGCATTTAAAGCAGAAATCCTTGCCATTGTTCAATTTGCAACTTGTCTTTTTATCTTCCAGTTTTTTCCCGATACTCTCGTTTATCCTTTTGAGTTCCTCGACATTTTTCTGCGATTCCTCAAGATCTTCAATAAGTTTATTATATTTTTTCTTACTTAAAATTTTCATTCTGAATTACCCTTTCTTTTTCTTCTTAGATTTAAACTTAAAAACATCATTTTTCTGACGGCTTACCATGCTACGATAGCCGTTCATTTTACTGGCTCTGCTTTTACTCATACCTCACACTCCTTTCGGTTTTTCACACCGCTCAAATTCGATCACCCATACCCACGGGTTTGCATCCCAACTGTAACGATCAAGATCAGATTTCTTGATGGTTGAATCCCAAAGGTCATGAAACATACCTTTTACGAACTCGTCTCCGACGTATTTTAAATGTTCTTCTTCAATTCCTTCTTTCACACACCCTTTTCCGTCAATTTCCTGCAACCGCTCCACCCTCACATCCGTAGCCCGGAGCCAGATACGTGCCGCTCCTTTCGGCATATGAATGGACGGACGGTATATCAGTTTTGATGATTCCTTAAATGTAGGCAAGTCTGCCAGCTTATCATCAGCCCTGTAAATATATGTTCCATCTTCATATCCTTCGCTCCATGTTTCTCTCACGTACAGTATATCGTCCGTGTGATATGGCGGATTCCATCGTTTGCTTAATTCCTCATCCTTTATATTTTCCGGAAGCTTATATCCTTCGCCCCAAAGTTTGTGTGCTCCCCTGTTTGGATATGTCCATTTTCCTATACAATCCTTGTGGCTACCTGCATATGTATAACATAGCCCTGATTGTGGTTGTGGCTTTATCACACGTCTGGTGCAAGTCTTCCGTCCGTCCAGAATTGCCCGAACCATCTCGGTGTTAAATAAAATTGGTTTAATCGCCATCTGCACCACCTACCTTTAGTCTATCAACTTTATCGCTCAATTCTTCTATCTTCTGCACTGCTTCTATCAAGATTTCTGCATTATGATTTATCGCCATTGCAAGTTCTCTGACGCTTGAGCTTAACGAAATACCTGTTATTTTTGTTACTGCTTTATTCTTCCATTTCATCTACTCCACCGCCTTTCACAATCTCGATTGCTTTGTTTATGCACTCTTCTATGCACTTTTCATATGGAGTGTTTTTATAGTAGCACATCTCTTCATTCCCATAGTCCTCCAACTGTTCCACAACCTTGTCCACATCGTAAGCGGTCGGCTGTGCATCTATTACGCTCGCCAATGTTGCCAAACTTACTCTCCTAAAATCATCATCAGATTTACTCGCACACATGCAATATTCTTTTAGTGCGTCTGCATCAATCAGTCCCATCGTTTTTATCTCCTCTTTTCAAATAATCAAAAATCTCATGTCCAATCATCCCTACAACTGACAGAATGCAAAAAAGTTTAACTCCAAATTCTGTTAGAATATCTAACCTGATTGCTATAAGTATTAGCAGAATAAAATTTATGTACGATTGAAACATAATTCTTCGTCACCTACCTTTAACTGCTCTGCTATCTCATCAATGTCTTTAAACCTGATTACAGACAAATCTACGATTAAATTTTTGACCGATTCTGCAAAATCATCAATTGCCTTGTTATATTCAATTTGCTTAATTCTGTTTAAACTGGCATCTGTTGTTATAAAAGTCTTTCCTGGCAACATTTTTTATTTTCCTTTCTCTAATCGTTCTATTATGCAAACAAGACGTTCTATTCCAACATAATCACAATTATTCCTCACTTTCTAACAACTCCGGATTGTCAAATATGTTGCCGATAGCCTCTGCATCAACCATATGAATAAAATAACCCAAATCTTTTCTGTAATTTTTAGTGTACTTCCCCGACCAATCTACATAAAATCCGATATGCTCTGCCTTTGTGCTATCAAAACAGTTTTGATAACTGCCATATCTAATTGGTGCGTATGTGTCACTAAAGAGATCTTTTACAACATCATTCTCCCAGATCAGTTTGCCGTTCTTGTCTTTCAGTCCTGTGCATTGGCAGATTGTAGATGGGTTAACTCTGTACCAATTTTCAAATCCAAGGTTTCCGTA